GTCGTAGCTCCGGTCACGGCGATAGGGCGAAAGAAAATAGGCGATCACCTACATCGCCGCCTTCGCCATGGCTTCGTCCACCGTCAGCCCGATCAGGTCGGCGTCCACCAACCCGCGATCCTTCGGCCGGCCGCGAAACAGCTTCCACGGCTGCTCATCGCCCGCGCCGTCCTTGACCATGGCCCACGTGTCCGTGCCGGTGAACTTGACCAGTTGAATCACCCGCGTATCCGCCATTGCCGCTCCTCGGTGAAGTGCGGTGCTCATGCGACGAATATCCCGTTTCGGAGGGACACCCCGTCAATGCTCATGACCACCGTGGTGCCGACATCCTGCTGGTAGTGGCCACCGACGTTGACGTTCTTGTCATTGCTGCCATCGTCGCCAATCGTGGCCAGCGTATCGTCGTTCGTTTTTTCGCCGTCCTCGAACACCACGACCCGACCCACATTGCCCGCTAGCCGGAAGCAGCCGACCAGTATGTGGGTCCACGTGTCCGCGACCAGCGTCCCGGTCTTGGGGCCCGAATGTCCCGTGCCCGCCACTGTGAAGTCGCCCGATGCCTGGTTGTAGACCAGCTGCAGGCCCAGCAGGCTGGACATGTAGCTGGAGCCAGAGCCGGGCGAGTCATTGACCTTCATCATCTTCATCTGGCCCGCAGCCCAGCAGGCATCGAGTGTGGCTTGTGGAGCACGGCAGTATTGCTGGAACCACACGCCCGGCTGGAGTTTGAACACGCTGTTATTGATGCCGTCGATAATCAGCCCGGAAAAACCCTCATCGGCTGCCAGCGTGCAAAGCAGGCTCTTGGTGTGTCCGGTGCGGAACACCGTGGCATCAAAGGCGATGCTGTTCCCCGAACCGAAGACGCCGGTAGTCCAGCCGCCCAGATCGTTGTTGTCGAAGTCGGGGTCATCGACCAGTGTCCCGGTCGCCGCCGTGAAGTACTCGAACACCCCCGACAACGTGGAGCTTTCGACCACCACATCCACTGCGCCCACCGCATGGGCCGGAACGGTGCAGGTCAGCGAGGTGCCGCTGACCACCACCACATCGGTTGCTGCTGTGCCGCCGAACGTCACGCTCGGAGTGCCCGCGAAACCGGTCCCCGTGATGGTGACGGTGTGGGCGCCCGTGGTCAGGCCGTATTCGGGATTGATGCCCGTGATGACGCCGGCCGCGGCACTGACGCCGAAACGGGACCGCAGAGGTTGACGTGCGCCCAGCAGAACCAGAAGCCGCCTCCCGGGTAACAACGAAAGAGGGGCCACCGACCGGAGAACTTCCCGGTGGTGGCCCCCGTAGAGCCATGATGCTGTCCGTGGAAACTTATTACATCACGCCGCTTTTCTCAATATTCGGACGCAGTATCCCCCGCCGCACTTCGGGCACACGTCGCACAGGTAGAGCACGTCCTCGGGCCGGCGGTCCTCGAAGCGGATCACGTCCTCCCGCGGCACGTCATGGGGCACCAGGCACAGGATGGCCGCATCGTCCTGCGACTTGCAGGCTGGGCAGTGGACCGGGACCATCCGGGGAAGAGTCACCGACTCCGGTCCTCGCGCAGGGCCGCGGCGTGGTCGATACCGGATGGCTGGTGCCAATGCTCCGGGTCGTCGTCTGGATAGCCGGGACCGCCGTAGCGGTAGCTCGCGCTAGTCTCCTTGAGCCCTTCGGTGGTCAGCAGCGACACGCCGTACTCATGATGGTCGTCCCGGTCCTCGTCCTCGCTGGCGTATCGCTGCGCGAGCGCCCGAGCCTCCACCTCGGTCACGTCGAACGGCCCGTAGACTTCATGCAGGTAGACCGCCGACTTCACCACGACGTACATCACGCCACCCCTCGATTTGTGGTCCCGCACGATGGGCACACCCCGCTCGGGGTAATCGGTGTCTCGCACATCCAGCAGGGTGGCCCGTTGTAGCCCGTCGCCCGCATCGCCGGCCGGGCGGCGACGTACTCGTCCTGGGGCTGTCGGATCTGGGTGCCGCGCTGGACCTTGGTCAGCCCGGCCTTCTTCCGCGCCCTGAAGGTGGCCATCCAGCGCGCGCGCTGCTCGCGCAAGCAGTCCGGGCAGCGCAGTTCTCCTCGCCGGGGCGTACTCGGACAGTTTGGGGTGCGACAGGCCCGCCTCATGCTGCCTCCTGTTGGTCAGCCTTCTCCCGTGCCTTCGCCTTGACCTCCAACCGCAGGTGCTCCTTGGCGGGCTCGAGCACCAGCTCGCTGATTGCGTTCCTGAGCTGCTGCACCTGGGCTTCGACGGCTCGCCAGCGGCAGAGCACCAGCCACGGCATCTCGCCCTCCGGGGGTAGATGGGCGCCGGCCAGTTCTTTCCAGCCTTCCGCGATCTGGTTCTTCAGGCCGGTCAGGTCGAGGCTCATGCGGCCTCACACTCCCTTCGCTTCACTGCGGCGTGACGGTACTTGTCGAACATGGCGATGCCCTCCGTGTCGGCCACCAGGTAACGCAGCCCAAAGCCGGTGCCAGCGGGGATGCAGTTGATCTGACCAGCCTCGGCCGCCGACCGAACCCCGCGCACGGCGTCCTCGATGTCCGGTCGCGGCATCTTGGCAAGCTGGTTCTTCAGGATGGAGATGTCCCGACTTTCCAGCTTCCGCTGCATCTGGGCGTCCTGGTGGAGCGCTGGCCACAGCAGGTTTTTCAGCACGCGGCCGTAGAACGCTCCCAACGGCTCCTCTTTTTCGTCCTCATCGTCCGGCAATTCAAACGGCGCGTCAGCGCCCGTCTTTTTTGTCTCTCTCTCTGACTCTCCCTCTCCCTCTGTCTCTAGACAAGCACTTTGCAAGCCTAACGCTAGCGGCTTGCTAGCACGCCTACCCTCGTAGGAGATAAAGCCAGCGGCCTCAAGGGCTTGGAAGTCGATAATGCTCTGCGCCCCAATGCGCGTGGCGATCCATTCCGGGTCATTCGGAATCCGGTTCTCCAGCCGGCTGGCGAGCATCCAGATTCCGACCAGGTGCGCTTTGCTAGCATCTTGCAAGCGCTGGTACTCGTACTTCTCGAGCAGCGCCGTGTGGAGCTTGATCCACGGTGGCGCCCGGTCCTTGTAATGCTGGAACTCGGTCCAGTTGACCACCACGAGAAACCCGTCCTGGCTCATGCGGCGCTAGCCCTCTCCTACAAGTGTAGTAGCAGACTGGAACGTAGGTACTTGACAGGGCGGGGCATATGCCCTATACTGATTCTCGTCAGGGCAATCCAGCCCGACCAGCAAGGAGTTACCCAGATGGACGCCAAGACCACCGCCGACCTGATCTCCGCGCTGCGAGCCATGCTGAAGGATTGCCAGCCCGGCGCCTTGCAGGCCGAAGGCATCGCCCGCGCTCCGAAGCTCGCCACAATCGCCGCCGCCCGCGCTGCGCTGGCGCAAGCGGAAGCAGTCGAGAACTAGATGCGCGTCCTGATCGCCTGTGAGTTCTCGGGCACGGTGCGCGATGCGTTCGGCATCCGTGGTCACAACGCATGGTCGTGCGACGTACTGCCGAGCGAGCGACCCGGCCAGCACATTCAGGGCAACGTGCTGGACGTACTCGACCGGGGTTGGGACCTGATGGTCGCCCACCCGCCCTGTACCCATCTGGCGGTGAGCGGCGCCCGCTGGTTCAAGGACAAGCTGCCCGAGCAGGCGGCCGCGCTGGACTTCGTGCGCCGGCTGCTGGAGGCGCCCATTCCCCGCATCGCACTGGAGAACCCGGTCAGCATCATCTCCAGCCGCATACGGAAGCCTGACCAGATCGTCCAGCCGTGGCAGTTCGGTCACGGCGAGGTGAAGGCAACCTGCTGGTGGCTCAAGGGCCTGCCGCCGCTCCAACCCACGCAGATCGTGGAGGGCCGCTTCGCCCGGGTCCACCGCGAAGCACCCTCGCCCGACCGCTGGAAGAACCGCAGCCGCACGTTCCCCGGCATCGCCACGGCCATGGCCACCCAGTGGGGCTCCTGTGTCTGACGCCGAGCTGGTGGCCGCTGCCATCACGCGCAGCGGACTGTCCGCTCGCCAGTTCGCTACCAAGGTCATGGGCCGGGACGAACGCACCATCCGCCGCTGGCTGGCCGGCGAAGTGCTGCCCGACCAAGCCCGCGAGTGGCTCCTGGCCCTGGAGTCGGTCACGCCGCGGCCTCGTTCCCTGACGGTGAAGCTTCGGCGCTAGCCCTCTCCCCTGAAGGACGCGACGAAATTCGATATTCATAGGCGTTACCCGTGGAGGAGCGCCGCTTCTCTTTCACGTACCCTCCGACGGTCACCAGCTCGCTCATCCGGGTGTTCACCGCGTGGGTGTTCGTCAACACGCCGAAGCGAATCCTCAACTGCTCCACGATGGCTTCCTGACTCCAGTAGTCACCTAAAAATCTTCCATCAGTTGGCGCCATGATGAGCCAGACCAGGGTGGCGTTATGGGTCAACTTCTTCGACTTCTTGAACAAGGGTAGATCGTCAACAGCGTTAGCCGTGGAGGGGCGCGAGGCGTTAGGCATCAGTCCAGTTCCTTGACGTACCAGCCGGGGGCCAGCGCGAACACCGCTTCGATGTCCCGATCATTCCATTCGCCACACAGCCCAAGGTTGCAGGCGGGAAAGTTCTCCGACAACGTCACCGACGCGGCGAAGCGGTACGCCAACTCGTGCGCCAACTTCGCATCGCATGGGTGCATGATGACGCGGCGCCGCACCGGCCCAGTCTTGTTCACCAGCCCGCCTTTCCACGGTTAACTCGTTCTTGTTCGTGCTGGCTTCTCATCCCCTCAGACCTCCCTCAACTACGTTTTTCGGGACGTGGCCGGCTGGCACCCAGCGCCGCCCACAGGTCCAGCACCACTCGACCTCGCGCCCGCGCAGCACGCCTCGGGGGCCCAGATAGCAACCCATCAGCCGACGCTGCCAGTCCTCGCGAGACAGCCACACCGGGCGATGCGCTCGCCGCCCTACGTACCCCTGTGTAACGCTGTAGGCTGTCACTTCGGGCTCCCACCAGGGAGATGTTGCACGCCGGCCTTTTCCTGTTGCACGATTCCCGGGTGCGCCCCGGGTGCAACTTCGGGAGCGGTTTCGGCTACTTTCGGGGCGGCTGGAGTTGCGAACGGCGCTGTTTCCGACGAGGTTTCGTGCTCAGCCGCTTTCTGCGGCCTTTCCTTTAGTAGGAGCGGTCGTCGGTTCAATTCCGACCGGTGGCTCTTGGTAAGTTGTAGCCCGGCGCCCACTTCCGCAGGCGCCGTTTCTCCCTCAATCCCACCGGTGCGGCTCGGGTCCATGTTTCGGGTCCGGTCCATGGCGTCCAGCTGGGTCGCAATCGCGTCCTTCTCGTCCTCGCGGACCTTCAAATAGTTCTGGATCAGCGTCAGGTCCTGGTCCCCGATGAAGTCCATCGCCGCCTTGGGATTGCCCGTCAGCCGCAGGATCTCCCCAGCCACCATCTTCCGCAGCCCGTGGGCCGCCCGCAGGTCCAGGTGGGGCACCTTGGCGGCCAGTTCGGCCTTCTGGAGCTGGGCGTGGAAGGCGGCGTAGGTGTAGGGACCGTGCCCATCAGGCCATGACCTGCCGCCGCGGTCAGTCCGCGGCCCCTTGGCCGGCCTCGGCCTGGGGTAGATCAGCCACGGGCCGTGGTAGCCATCCCGCTCTCTCCAGTCGAACGCCGTCAGGATCGCCGCCAGCGCCCCGTCCCTGATCGGTTGGCTCCAGGTCCGGTGGCGCTTGTCGCTCTCCCGCTGCCACCACAACCGCCCGTCGTGCAGATCGGCCACCTTGAGTCGCAGCACCGCGTTGGCCCGGGCACCTTGGTGGCCGGCCAGCATCAGGACGCACCACGCCCGCCAGCTGCGACTGTCCTGTGGACTGCCCATGGCCGGCACCAGCCGCTCGAACTCCTCGAGCCGGTACTCCTCGGGCTCGGCCGGTCCATGGTCCTGCGACAGTCTCAGGCGGTAGTCCAGCACCGGGGAATGAGGCAGCGCCTTCCGCTCGACCACGGCCCAGCGGAACACCTGCTTCACCAGGCCCACCATGGCGGCCACCTGGTTGCTGGCGTACTCCTGTGCCAGTAGCGCCGTCTTGAAGCCGTCCAGGTGGTCGGCGGTGACCCGGTCGGCCGGCGTGTCGTGAAAGACGAACCGCTCCCAGAGCTTCCACCGGTTGCCATGGCCCAGCCGGGTCTTGGGTCGCCACGCATCCTGGAAGGCCACCACGTAGCGGTGCCAGAGCTGGCGCACGGTGGGCACCGGCTCGCTGGCCGCTTCCTTGACCCGGTTCGCCTCCTCGAAAAACGCCTTGGCGTAAGCGATGGCTTCCCGCTTGCCGGCCGGGGTCAGGCCGTAACTCTGCTTGGCCCGTCCGGTGGATTCGACGGTGACCAAACGCCGGGCGCTGTCCACGTAGACCCGGACCCGCGGCACCCCGGCCTTGGCCCGTTTCGGCCCCTGCTGGAACAGCACCTGGCGCTTGGCCCTCACGCCGCGTCCCGGGCCGCCCGACGGCCAGCCTCGCGAGCCGCCGCCAGGTTGGCTCGCCGCGGCACGATCAACATCCGGTACTCCCGCCCCGACTTGCCACGCCGCGCATGGCCGGCCCGTTCCCACTCCGCGAACCGGTGGCGGAACCATGGGGTCTGGTGGCCCGAACGCAGGGCGGCTTCGGCCTCTGAGATCCAGGTGATGTACTCGTGGGCCGATTCCCGTACCTCGGCAACCAGCTGGTCCAGTAGCTCGGCCTCGCGCTCGTGCTTGAGGAACCGTGCGGCCGATACCCGCTCCGACCAGTCAGCCAGGACCTGTTCCAGCGGCTTCATCCCTGGCGGCCCCGGAAAAAAACGGTATCGCTGGAGCTTCGTGGTCCGTGGGCGCGTCCCACTTCTGCCGCAACGCTCGGCCTTACTTCGGCCCACGTTGGCGCGGCAAGGGCCAACCCGGCCCCCAAGATGTTCAACGCGGCGTTGTGATCGCGGTCGAGGCTCACGCCACACGCCGGGCAATCGTGCCGCCGTTGCGCCAGCGTTTTGCGTACCTCGGTGCCGCAGATCGCACACCGTTGCGAGGTGCCCGACGGGTTGACTCGGATCAACTGCCTACCGGCGCTTTCAGCCTTGTAGGTCAGCATCTCCAAGAACTGCCCCCATCCGGCATCATGTACCGACTTCGCCAGTATCGCCCTGGCGAGTCCTTTGACGTTGAGAGCCTCGACCGCGATCAGGTCGAAGCGGTTGACCAGGCTGCGGGACACTTTGTGATGGAAGTCGCGGCGCTGGTTGCGGACGTGCGCCAAGGCACGCTGAAGCAATCGGACGGCCTTCCGCCGGCCCTGGCTGCCCTTGGTGCGGCGGGCCACGCTACGGCAGGCAACCCGGAGCTTCTGGCTGGCCGCGGCGGCGTGGCGGGGGTTCTCGACCCTCTCGCCCGTGCTAAGCGTGGCGAAGGTTGCGAGTCCAACGTCAACTCCAACCGATGCCCCGATTGGAGTGAGTGACTCGTCGGCCACCTCGGCCACAACCACAACAAACCACCTACCAGCTTCCCGCTTGACGGTGGTGGTCTTGATGTTCTCGGGCGCCGGCCGGTGCAGGAGCACGCGAACATGGCCGACGCCGCACAGCCTGACCAGCCCGTTGACGATGGGCGCTTCCCCTTGCGTCCACGTTATGGAGTCGTATCGACGCGCAGCCCGAAACCGTGGATACCCCGGCTTCTGACCAGCCTTCACCCGGCGAAAGAATGCCCGGAACGCCCTGTCCACGCGCAGCAGAACATCCCGCGCCACGACACAGGACGGAATGGCTACATCGCCCGCGGCCCGAATCTCCGTCAGTTGCCGGTGTTGCTCGTAGCATGTCACGCGGACGCCACACTTGTTCCACGCGTCCCGACGCTCCTGGAGCGCGGCGTTGTAGAGCCGGCACGCCTCGTTGATCTGGGCGTGCAGCTCCCGCGCCTGGGCAGCGGTCGGGTAGAGGCGATACTTGAATGCCCGCATCGCCACCGGGAGTTCCTCTCGGGGAGCCGGAAGATCAACCATCACCGATGCCCTCGCTTGAAGTTTTCGAGTTCCATTTCGGCCTCGCTGGCGCGAACACGCGCACGGGCTGCTTCAGCTTCGGCGTGGACGAGTCGCCGCAGCAGCTCCGTGGCGATCTGCTCCCACGCGCATTCCACGCGAGCGTCCTCGGGAACGTAGACGCCTGCCATTTGTCTTACCGCTCCTTCTCTGGGGCTCCAGAAATGACTGAGGACGTAGTCCGGGGAGAAGCGCCCACGCTAGTTCGCGCCCTTGATGTTCATCGCATCACGTTCGGCTTGCGTGAGGTCGGCGGTGCCGCCGGAGCGGGACCGACCAACCGATGCGCTGGCCGCGAAGTACGCCGCCTTTACACCCGCACTGTCTGGCGTGTATGAGGCCGCTGCGGCTGCGGCGATGCCCATGCTACCCGCTTCAGCAAAGGCGTCCACGTTGGCGCCGAGGTAGATGAACGACCACTTGTAGGTCGTGGTCTGGCGCTCGACCAACTCCTTGACCTGCGCCTTCGTGAAGCGCGTGCTGCTGTTTTCCTCGCCGTCCGTAATGATGAGGACCACCACGCTACCGGGACGCTCTGCTTCGGGCTTTGCAGCCAGCCGCTTACCGAGGCTGGTCACCGCATCGCCCACGGCGTCGAGCAACGGAGTCCCGCCGCGAGGCTCCAGCACCAGCGCGGGAACGTCGGCTACGGGCTTGCTCTCGTAGACGGTGTCAATGCCCTGCGTGTCGAATTGGGTCAGGGTCACCCGGCACTCACCTGGCAACTTGCGCTGCTCCTCCATGAGCCTCGCGAAGCCGCCCTCCATGTCGTTCTTCACGGTGGACATGGAGCCGGAACGGTCCAGCACGATGGCCAACTCGCAATAGTCGCTACGCATGTTCGCTCCTTGGTTGGTGTTCTGGGAAACGCCTTGCTCGCTCATTTACTTCTCCTGCTCGAGTAGCCGTGCTACCTGCTCCACGTCCAGCTTCCGCAGGGGCGTGCCCCGTAACGTTCCGATGATCTTGTTCGTGGCGCCGCACGCCATGCACACGCCCTCGTAGGTGTGCTGCCGAATCACCTCGGGCGGCTTCTCCAGGGACGCCACCGCTGCACGCAGGTTGGCTTCGGCTTTCGCGGCTTCGGGTAGCAGGCTGGCGCGGACCTTCTCGGCCATGTCCTCGGTGAAATCGTCGGCAGCCCGCAGCGCCACGTAGTAGCCCGCATAGACTTTTGCGTAGGCCATCACTTCTTCGACGCTGGGCCGGGGACCGGAGAAGTCAGTCATCGGTTGCCCTTTCGCGTCCAGAGTCGGCCACAGCGCAGGCACTCGTAGCGCACCATGTTCCTGCTCGGGGGCAACGCCGCCATACGATGACCGAACAGCCTGCACCAGAGCCGCCTCATCCTTCCTCCCTGTTCCGTGGCGCGACCTTGAAAATCCTCCGCAACTCGTCAGGCGGAAACGAAGCGTGGCACATGGTCGGCGGGGCCTCAGGGGATGGCGCGGGAGGGGGCGATGGGTTCAGCACGTCGTGGCCTTCGACGCGACCATCCTTTACGCTTCCCTCTCCACGCGCCACGCTTGGCTCGCCCGCACGCTCCTTGCTCGGTTCGATGTTCCACACATGCCCGTCAGGACACAGCAACTTCGCCGTCCCGCACTTCGGGCAACGCGGTACCTTGTCCCCGCTTGGTGCTGGGGGAGGCGCCTTCCGCGACTTCCGCACCAGCCTCGCCGCGAAGTTCAGTAACTCAACGGCGCTCTCCGTGGAGAAGCGGTCGGTGACCCCGCAGAGGTTTGCGGATATGCCGCAGGCGTCGAGCAGGTCGCCAACGGCCTTCGCCAAGACCCGTCCTCGCTCCGTGGGCAGCGTTGTTGCTGAGTCTGGGAGAGGCGCCAGACTCGTAAGAGCGCCCGGCGACGGGAAGGGGCGCGATGCCAGGGGAGGCGAGGAGACACGCCGATCCGCTTCGGCAATCAGGCACATGTCTCGGTGGCCCGTGCCCTCGTGCCAGCCGCATGACGTGCAAAGCCGCCTATCACCGAGATAGTCCCATCGCCTCACGGTAGCGAAGTTGGGGTCGGGTGAGGGGACCGAACCTGGTACCGCCACGACGCAACAAGTTTCCCGGTGTGAGGGCGACCCGTCCCATTCGGTGATGCGGCGCCCGCATTTCTCGCAGGAGTAGGTCGTTGCGCCCGTGCTCATATCTTGGCTTTCTCCTCAATGATGGCGACGAGGTCGGTTAGGTCCCATGCCTCGGGCGTTCGCAGCCCATCCCATAGCACGTAGACCACCAAGGCTTCCTCGTATGGTAGCCCTCGGGCAATGACCCGCCCGCTGCGAAGCGTCCCTAGTTCGCGGGGAATCAACATCTGCCGCCGAAGGTCTATCTGGAGGTCGGTGGGCAACGTGTGTAGCTCACGCTGCCGATCGCTCAAGCGCACCCGCAATCCTTTGTGAGCCTCGCTGATCCTCACGCTTGCTTCTCCTCGGGTAGCGTCTGTTCTGGTCCTTCCGGGGGAACACTCACCGAGACTCCTTCTTCTTCTTGGGACGGGGAGAGAGTTCACGAACCTCCACGCGCCGAACGGGAGAACGCCCGACGCGAGATTTGAGCAAGAACGGCGTCCCGTCGATGGCGGCATTGTCGTAGCGATGGAGACTCATCTGCCCGATGTTGTCCACGTAGACCCACCCAACCCACGGCTTCATCCGGGCTGCCGTCTTGGTCTTCCTCACGTTCTCTCCTTGTTCTGTTCGGTCCCCGAAGCAGACGCAACTTCCCACGGGAGCGGGTTGCGCTTCTGGTAGTCGCTCAGATACTCCGCGATGTTGTAGTGCCCGCACATGTAGCCGTGATCTCTACCGGCTTCGGCCAAGCGTCGGGCTTCGTCGCGCTCCTGTTCGGCCCGCCGGCGACACTCGTGCGGCGTCTTGGCGAGGGCCTTCTGCACCGTCAGCATGTACTCATCTCCGCTCGCCTTGTGGCGCACTCGCGCCTCGACATAGTTCGTCGCGCCCGTTTCACGAAACCAGAGCACGAGCGCGTCACCTAGTATGCGGAGGATTTCGCCCCCGAAGGCCGCAGTCATGTTGCCGCGCTCGATCAGTAGATGCTCGATGGTCAGGGTGCCCGCCGCGATTCCGGCCAACTCGTCGTGCATCTTGGTGTTGTCCTGTTCGACTTGTGCGAGTCTCCGGCGCAGGGCCGCGACCAGTAGGTCGGCTTGCGCCACGGAGCGCTGGATGGCCCGACACACCTCGGGCCGCGTTGTCGAGTGTTTGCCCCACGACAACAGCGCCTCCTTGGCGTTGTCGTGCGCGAACTGTTCGGGGATCGCGTCCTCTGAGGGGGTGTCAGGCGCCACGTTCGGCCTCCTCGTACTCCACCTGGTTGGCTTGGGCCAGCTCGTACAGGTCCACGCCGTACTTCGCCACCATCTGCTTGGTGCGCCCTTCCTGCTCGTCGTGGTGCGCAGGGCAGAGTCCGACTCCGACGCCGCGGTCCTCGCCGCTCGCGCCCCACGTTCTCACGACATGGGCGAACTCGACGCCGGCGCGTTCCGGCCGGGTGCCGCAGGGCCACCAGCCCCTCTCCGCGATTTCCTGCAACGTCAGGTTGTACAGCACCGGGGCGATGGCACAGCCCCTGTCCTTGCAGAAGGCCCGGTAGGGCAGATCCACCTTCTCGGGAAACTTGCTGCCGCCCTTGCTCGTCAATCGGCTCGCGCCGGGATGCAAGCCCATGCCACGCCTCACGTCGGGTGCGCTCCCTTCTGGGTAACCTGCTTGTTTGTACGATCTGTACGAATGGACGGGCCGGGGATCTGAGCCCCGTAGTGCCAAGCGGTTCAGTCGCTGCGAGACTGCCGCTCACCCGTCCGACCTACGCCCCAATGAGTGCCCTTGCACCCTCTTGAAATCACCGGGGCCATTCAACGGGGCGGTTGTCCATGGAAGCCGAGCTGGGAACTGCTCGCTACCGCCCCGATGCCCGCTACGCCTGGGTCGCCATCTCCACCGCCGGCCGCCGCGGTTCGTCGTCCGTGGGCAATGCCCACGCGGGCAGTCGGGGCGGGCTCCACCGGAACGCCGGGGTGCCCTTCTTCTCGTTCTTCGGGACGTAGTGGACGCCGCTCTCCCCGACCGTGGCCCAGCCTTCCTCCAGGTCGTACAGATAGCGGCCGATGCCCCACTGCACCGCGGCCCGCTTCATGGCGCTGGACAACCCGCCTTTGACGGCTTCGATGTCCGTCGCTTCGGCGCCGTCCCACTTCGTCACCCATTCCGACACATGCGGGTCCGTGGATGCTGCTCCGCGACGAGTGACCCGGACACTGATGCCGCAGAGGATTGCGCCGCTCGGCTCGTAGCGGAACTCGTTGCGCCAGTTGCCGGGGCCGCACACATCGTCCAGTCGCTGCATGATGGCGCGGTTGGTGATGTAGGCCAGCACCTTGGCCCACACCTTCTCGCCCTTCATCCCCGCTTGCCCGACGCGCCACTCGATGTCAGTCGCCGGGAACGGCTTGGCCAGGTCGGTGAGGTTCACAGCCACACCAGCCGCTTGGTGCGCTCGACGCTCACGCCTTCGGGCAGCGGCAGGCCCAGCCGGTGCTGCTCGGCCAGCATCTTCTTGTCCGGCTCCACCACCGTGCGGGTGAACTCGATGGGCAACGTCGCCGGGTCGCAGTCCACCTTCACGCTCACCGGGTTCAACTGAATCCGGGCGCCACCCAGCGGGGTTTCGATGCGGATCTGGTTGGCCACGATCATGCAGCCCATCGCGTACCGCTTGATGCGCTCCGCTTCCTTCTCCAGCCTCGCCGCCCGCTCGATGAAGGGCCGGGCGAACTCGGTCAACGCCTTGGCGTCGGCCATCTGGTGCCGGGCGACCAGCATGCACGCCTCGATCTTTTCCCCGAATCCCTGCTGGATCGCGTCGAAGTGGGCGGCGAACTCCTCGTCGGTGACATCGCCCCCGGACGCCTCCAACTCGCGCAGCAGAATCGCGTACTGCGGGGCCAGTGCGTACAGGGTGTCGGGCACGGTTGCAGTCGTCATGCCATCTCCTCCTCATTGCGGTAGGTCGGGTCCTTGGTCGCGGCAATCGCGTCGGCTTCTTCGCGGGTATCCACCACGGCGATGACGTTCCCGCGAGGACCCACGGTGTCGGCGACCACCAGGTACGAGCCCTGCGGGTCCCGCAGGCACGGCTTCCGGTGGACGATGTGGACGTTCATGGCTTCTTCTCTCCCATGGGCAGCGACAACTGGGATTCGCTCAAAGCGTTTTCCAGACACTGACGGGCATTGAGCGCCGTGTACTCGCGACAGGCTTCGGCCAATCGCCTGACGAGTGATTCGACCTCGTCGCCCTTCGCGGCCACGGCAGCAGGGTTGATCTCAGCCACGGTTCAGCTCGTCGTGTTCATACGTCACGGCGCCACCCAGTAGCAGGTAGGCTGCTAACTCGTCGTTCGAGGCGTTCACCGGGTAACTGCACTTGTCAGGCTGGCGGTGCTCGACCCACTTGTTCGGCATCCGCACCTTGGGCTTCGGTTCGCGCTTGAGGGCGTCGAACCAGAGCCGGACGCCGACGCAGCAGGCCAGCCAGAGCGCGATGACGATCAGCGGCGGGGTCAATTCACGCTCGGGCGCGCCCGGCGACGCCAATGAACGCGGGGTTTGCGTCGTTGTTCGTGCAGGAGATCACACGCACGGCACTGTCGTGTGCCGTTTTTCTTGAACCTGGTGTTCTCTGCGGTGAACTCGTGACCCCTCAGGCAATGGGTCTGGCTCGCTCGCCTGCCGCGGGCCATGTTTACGTCGTGCGTAACCGCCTCGAGGTGATCGGGCCGGACACAACCCGGGTTGCGGCACAGGTGATCCAATTCCAAGCCGGGCTCCACGGCCCCGTGGAACAGGGCATAGGAAACGCGGTGCGCCAGTCGTGCGCTCTTTCCCGGCACATCGACCATGCCGTACCCCATCGGGTTGCGCCGTCCGGCCCAAAGCCAACAGTCGGCCCCCTTTTTTACTCGCCGCCAGAATCCCAACTCGAACCGGGGACTGCGTGTCAGATGTTCTCGGAGTATCCTCAGTGCCGTCTTTTCCATCAGTTCACGCTCGGTCGGGCGCGTCTGACGAGGTGACCTGGCACCGTGGGCTTGAACCACTTGAGCCGTTCGCTCCACCACTCGTTGCGGTAGTGCCAGCGCACGATGGTGGCGATGGTGGCCCGTTCCCATGCGGGAGAGAGAACGCCTTTCAAGCGACGGCCTGTCCGTCAGGCGGCGGGAAGGTAGGACCGATCCGGGGCAGGATTTCCTGCCGGTGATTGCAGAAGGGCAACGAGCAGGTGCAGGCCAGCGCCGGCGCCGCCCCGGTGGGCCGCAGCAACGCCACGACTTCAACGCTGCCGGTGCGCCGGTTGGTGACCTTCCAGCGCAGCCGCACCCCAGCCTCCGCGTCAACGGGCGGGACCAGGATTTCGGTCACCTCGTACAACCCGTCGCGCTCCATGGCTACGCCTTCTTCTCCTGAGGGGACGGAGCAGACACAGGAACAGCGTTTTCCGGGGAGGGGGCGCGACGGTCCCAGCGAGCATTCCAACCTTCGCGGGAGAACAACACACGCTCCAGCGGGCACCCCTTCGTGTGGCACGCAACCCATCCGTGATTCACCGGAGGGATATCGCACCACGGACACGGCAGCATTCCCTTCTCGGGTAGCGTCTTGGGCTCACTCACCGGGACACCGCCTGACATTCGGCTAGGCATCCCGAACCCCCGGACTTGCCTCAAGGACGGCATCTCGGAAGGCGGCAGCGGCGGCGCGCTCTGTCCGTGCGCGAGCGTCGAACTCTTGCGACAATTCGTAGTCCGGCGAGTAGCCTTCGTAGGCGTCCAGCTTCTCGTCCAGCACTCGACGTGCTTCGACGTAAAGCGCCATCGCCTCCACGAACGCCGTGAACCTGGCGCTACTCATGGGTTACGCCTTTCTGTTCGTGAGGTTGAATCACCGCACGTAAGCCATAGACCTTGCCGCCCACGGTGTCGCGGATGTGGCGAACGGGACCGGTGATCGAACCGTTACGCCGAGCGAGCACTGCGTCCGCACTGCGTCGGTTGGCCTCGACTCGCTCGCCTGATGGCCACGCCAGCCACGCACGGGCAACACGGCGAGCATCCCAATACGGCTCCGTCAGGAGCAACTCGGCACCGTCAACAAGCGCGGCGATGATGCCCGCCTTGTCGAGTCGTGTGCTACTCATGGGCAGCGCCTTTGTCGTTAGGCATGGGCGGGGCGACTCGCTCCAGTACGGCACGAGCCTTGAGCCACGGCTTTGCATCGTGAATGAACGCAGGGGCTTCGGGTCCTTCGCGCCATGCGATTACGTCCCGCAGGGCTTCTATGCAGGCGTCCAGTTCGTCAGCGGCTTCTTCGGCCAGCAGCGGCGAGACTTCTTCTGATACGCATCCACGGGCAATGCGGGCTTGTAGGCGCAGTCGTGCGCTCAGGCTCTCGCTCATCAGACTCCCCGCATGGGCTGTTCGTGCTTCACGACCTGGTGCGATGCACGGTGCTCGCGCCATTCGGCGTCGGCTGACCAGCGAGCACCGGGCCCCGTCCACGACGACGACCGCCAGCCACATTCACAGGACATGGCCACCGACACCCTGCCGCCGACGCGCTTGTGGCCCGCGAGTTGTTCGGGTCGTGCGCTCCGGGTCCTGCTCATGGCGCCATCCCGGTCAACTTCTTCCACGCCTTCACGGGCAGCATCACGACCCATGTCAGGCCGGCCAGCACGAACCACAGGCCGATGACGATCCAGTCGCGGAGTTTCACCGATCCTCCAGCAGGTACTCAGCGGCATCACAGCGGCAGGCCGAGCAGGAGAAGCAGCGACAGTCCTGCGGATCACCGTGCTTCATCTCGCCTCGGGTGCCGTTGGTGCAGGGCTCGCCTTCCGTGCGGCACAGCTCGCATTCACTCACGGCATCGGCGTCGTAGTTGGGACAGGTGTAGTTCGAGCAGGGGGTCATGCGATGCCCCAACGCGAGGCCACGGCCATCCGCTCCTCGTGGCACAGCGCGTCCTGGGTGTCGATGGCCAGCACGTAGGCCCGGGCGGTTTCAAGACAGGGGTTCCGGTAGTAGGCGGTGCCGGTGGTTTCTTCGTCCCCATCGGCCACCTGCGCTTGCTCAGCCAGCCGGTCGGATTCCGCCGGCGCCGGGATGCCCCGGATGGCCGCTTCGATGGGGGCGAGGAAATGGGCCAGCGCCGCCCGGTCACCCGAGCGGATCAGCGCCGTGATGGCTTCCGCGACGCGCAGGTTCAGCCGGCGCGCGGGGTCCGAGGAGTAGAGGGCCTGATGCGCGGTGCCTTCGGTGCAGCCCAGGGCGAGGGCGACGTGGGCCGTCACTCGCGAGGCGGTCGGATACTGGAGTCGCTGGGACGGAGTCGTTAGCCGTTGGCGCGTGGTCATCGGATCAACTCCAGATGGGCCCGGGCCTTGGTGAGGCAGGTCTGGCACCGTTCGTTGGTGACCTTGTCGGTGAACGAGGACAGGGAGATCGAGTCAGGCCGCACGCCGGCGAAGTCGAGCCCGCAGGCGGTGCGCGTGGTGCCCGGCACCTTGAGGTGCCACTTGCCGTACTCGCGGCCCATGCGCCAGCAGACCGCTCGAGGCTCGGGCTGGTTCCGCGTCGGAGAGTTGGTGCCGGGCGCGTTGCTGGACATCGTCAGGCGGCCTGATTCCGGTCCAGCCACTCGCAGATGACCAGTCGGGCGATAGTGCCCTTCGCCAACCGGCGCTGCTTGGCCGCCCGCTCCAGCCGGTTGCTGTCCGCGACCTGGAGCCGCACGGTGAGGGTCTCCGAGGCGGCACCTTGCGGTCCCACCGCCCCGGTGGCTACTTCTATCTTCTTATGTGATACAGACTTGCGCTGCATACCTGTACGCTCGCGTTCAGAAGGTGTCGGTCGTGTTTTTGTGTGGGCACGAACGTACACATTCGCACACTAACGCGCAAGCATGTTTGCAACCTGCGTAGTATCAGGGGGTTACGGTCTGGCTGGTCACAAAGTTGTTGCGCCCGACCCGTGGTCGGCGTGGCTGGACCGGGAGATCAAGTCCCGGTTCGAACGGGACCGTACGCAATGGAACGCAGGAAGTCTCGCCCGACGCGCTGGGCTTCCCGAGGCGACCGTTCGCCGCTGGGTCCGCACTGGCCACGCCCCTGATTCCCGCGTCGTTCGTAGGGTCGCCCAGGCGCTCGGGGTGACCTGTGACGAGCTGCTGGCGGCTATCGAGGGGAAGGGGCGGCCGTCGGCCCTCGCCCTCGCTACGCCACTATCAGCGCCAGGATTGGCAGGACATGAAGCCAGCGCCGGCGCACCCGCGAGCGAACGGGAGCGGATAGCGCAACTGGCACAGCAGACAGCGGGGGATCGAGCAGTGGCAAAGAGGAAATCACGACGCCGGGGAGGCGCTGAAACAGACTGACCGTCCCGGCTTCGCACACAGCGAAGCGCCCGCCGGGGACCAGCTCGTAGACGCAGGGGCCACCCGCACAGCGGCCCCCGAGGGGACACGGGTCAGGCATGGACGCTCAAGCTCATCGAAGGGGTACCATTCTACGACCGTAGATCATGAAGGAAAGTTGCGACTCGGTGCAGACTGCGCCCTACAGGAACGGCACCTTCAGCCGGATACGCCGCTGCACACTGATGCCCGCCTGCCAGCCGTCCACCACTCTACCATCCACCAGTGACAATCCGTAGCCCAGGTGCGGGCCGACCGTCCAGTCGGATCGCTGGCCCAGTTTGATCGCCCGGTCCAGTCGGTTCTGCGCCGTGTCCCGTTCGGCCATCACGGCGAAGGTGCGGCTACGCTCGGCGTCAAGGGCGAGACTGTCGGCCCGAAGCATCCGGGTCACGCCTTCGTCTTTGACTGAATCGGCCGCCAGGTGCAGGACCATCCCCAGTCTCAGTCGTGCGATGCCCGGGATACAGGTATCCGGGGCCTCGCGCCAGAGGGTGTCGGCGGTCGCTAACATCTGCTGCCCGGTGACGCGCGCGGTTCGAGTGAGGCGCAGGACTTCGGCCTCGAGCTGCACATGGGCCACATGATCGGCCAAACGCTCAGCCTCGCGCACCGAATCCGCTAGGTGGGATGCCGCTCGGGAGGCGGCGGCAGAATCGGCCAACATCGCCAGTTGCTGGTCTACCGACGAGGACCAGAACAGGGCGATGAACACGGCCACCAGGGTAGCGACCAGTGCGCCGGTGGCGAAGGCTCGAATGGGACTCACAGCAGCAGCCACCCGATCACGCCGCCGGCGATGGTCACCAGCACATCAGTCCCATCGGCTTCATCGCTGAAGGACCGGCTCCAGCCGTAGAGGTCGAAGCGATGCTGCTCGACCAGCTCCACCAGTACGGCCACCAGCACCACGAACGACGCATTCCAGAAGATGGCCGGGGTGATCCAGCGCTCATGGGCGAGCTGCGCGAACGCCCCGAGTAGGAGATGGCTCACTTTATCGCGCATCCCCCACGGCGTCGTGATGTCCACGAAGTCACCACCGAGCACTCCGTCCGCGCCACGCAGCGAGGTCCACTTCACAGTAGGCTCCCCACGACTCGCGCTGTCCGGTCGTGCCACGCCTCGTAGCGCCGTTCCGCTCGGCGGTAGGCGCGGCGGCGTTTCTTCTCATCGGGGATATGGGCAGCCAAGTCAGCCAGTGTGTCGATCAGCTCCTCGTCCAGCATGTGCCATAGTTCATGCATCGCGTCGGTGCGTACCGCCTCCCGGTTTTCCAGCCGGGCCGGGTGCAGCGTCAGGATGGCCCGGGTGCTCATGGCCTGCACCTCGCACTCCGCGAGCTGAGTGCCGCGAAACCGCTTGAGCTTGACCACCAGCTCCCAGGATTCCAGCCCGCAGGCCCGCAGAAACCGCCGCGCGAGTCGGCCAATCCAGACCCGTTCTTCCTCGGGAACCGAGCGGTCGAAAACAATCACGCCGCCCACTTCCGCAGCACCTGTCCGTTCCCGCCGATGTAATACTTGAAGAACTCGGGCCGGAACCGGCGCAGGCTGCCGTCGTCCGTGAACCGCGCCTCGATGATCCAGAAGCCCATGACGGCGCGCAGCGACAGCTTCCGCATGAAGGGCGTCTGGCGCTCCAGGCAGCCGGCCTGAATCACCGCCACGTCGCGAATGTCGTAGTAGCCGCCCTTGTGGTAGTGGCCGATGGCGAGAATGGTCGGCTTCTCGGAGCCCGAATAGGACTCCACGATCTTCTGCGGTCGGTAGGAATCCGCGTAGCTGGTGCCGCCACCCGGATGCACGATCCGTAACGTCGGTCGTGCCTCATTGTCCTGTAGCACCACATCGGCCTCGTCCATCCCCAGGTACTTCATGTCGGGCCGGGCGTTCTCGATGAGCTTGCCGATCAGGATGCCGGCGCTCTTGAGGTAGAAACCTTCGTGGCAGGTGGAAGAGGCGACGTGATAGGTGGTGATGCCGGGGACGCGAGGCCAGACGCGGGCAAGGTTCGCCACGACATTGTCCACGCCCATGACGGTGATCTCGTACTCCTGCCCCCGGTAGGTTTTCTCGCCGTCGATCAGGTTGCCCGGACAGTAGACCGAGGTGATGCCCTCGCGCTTGAACACCGCGTAAGCTTCCGCCAACTGCTCTTCCATCGCGTGGCGGTTGCCGATGTGCGTGTCGCTCACGACACCGAAGCGCACCTCGGGGCCGTAGAAGTGCTCGACCGCGGCCCGCTTGGTGCCTGCCTGCCGGGACAGCACGCCGTCACTGACGTTGTAGCCCCGGGCTTCCATGTCGCCCAACACCGCGTCGGCCGTGGCGTGGTCACAGCCCAGTTCCTTCGTGATCTGCTGGCGCGTCAGGCTGGGGCGCTTGAGAAGCAACGCCTCGATCTTGGCTAGCGAGGGGTGTTCGTGCTCGGCCAGTCGCTTCCTGACGGCCGCCAGTTCCTGCTCGCGTTCCGCCAGCGTCGAGCGCAGCGTCCGGTTGGCGCGGGCGATCTCCTGATTCTCGGCAAACTGCGCCTTCGCCCGCGCGTCCGCGAAGGTGGCGAGATCGGGCTTACGGGCTTTCGATGTCATGTTTGCCCTGGTTGTGGGTGTCCAGTGCGGTGCTGGCGACGTCGTGACCCATTTCTTTCAGCCACGCCAGCACCGTGGCCCGGGGAATCTTCTGGGGCCGCGCCTGCCGCATGTCCTCGCGCACCGCGTCGGGCAGCTGGCAGACCGGGCAACTCGCCCGCAGGTCGGCCCGCCGCTTCGTCCTTGCGAAATCCACCAGCGACACCTTGGCCTTGCTCATGCGCGCTCCTTGATGTTCGGGGGATGCATCACAACCCTCGCAATGGCAGGTAGCCCCGGCGTCGGTCCACCAGCTCCCACGCCACCACCAGCACATCGAAGCCTGACGAGGAATCCAGCGCGACACCGACCAGCATGACGAGGCTGCGCGTGTCGCCCCAGAAATCTTCCGCGTCGATGGTCGAAGGCACGACCAACAGGTTGGGGCCGATGTGCGCGTGCCAGCGGCCGATGTAGTCGGCTTTGATCTCACAGGTGTACCGGATCATCTTGGGCGCCCGCTGCATCGCCGTGGGCACTTCGGCCCGGTCGATGGACAGCAGCAGCAGGGTGTCCACGGTCTGCACCGCGCCGTAGAGGCAGAGGGCGGTTTCCGTACCGTCGCGCAGGGCTTCCCGGTAGGAGGCGATGGCCCTCGCGGAGACCGCGGTGTCCACCTGGAATCCGTTGAGCGGTCGGGTATCCAAGTGCGTGATCGTGGGCAAGGGCGAGCGGGCCGTGATGCAGCCGGCCAGCATCAGGAGCGAGACCAGGATGGGTCTCATATGAAACCTGGGTCGGGATCGTCGCCCTTCCACTCGTCCGCGCGCGCCATGTCGCAGGCGTCCCGCCACTCGGGGCTCAGTCGCTCGTAGGGAATGAGCGTGGTCAACCATTCGCCTTCGGGCCCCAGCTCGACAAAGAGCCCGCTGCCCAGCGGCGTGTAGCGCACCGGGACTGCGGGCTCGCTCATGCGGCCAGTCGTTCGGTCAGGGCGTACTGCAAGCGGTCCCACGGGAACAGCGGGTGCATGTCGGACTTGTCAGCCCGGACGCAGGCGTGATGGAAGATTCCGGCGAAGGTGTGCAGGGCTCGAGCGTCCCCGGTCGGCCGCTGCATCTCAGGAGCGAACGCCTTGGGGATACCGAAGGTCTCGCACAGGTGCGCGACCAGCTTGATCGTGCTCACGATCTGCGCTTCGTCGTAGACGTCGAACCACTCGTAGCCGCGCCACCCACCGCCGCCGAAGCGCACCACCCGGCCCGCCTTCAGCATCTCATCGCGTGCGCCCAGCCGCCGCTTGCCGTCGAACGCCCAGAGCTGTCCGTCGCGCTCCGTCAGCGCGCCCTCGCTCGCCAACTCGATGCCGATGGTGCGCTTCTCCATCTCCGGGTCGTGGCACGCCAGGTGGCCGGCCCAACACTCGGGCGGGAACACCTCGTAGATCGTCCCGTCCCGCTCGACCAGATACGCCGTGCCGATCACCCGGGGGTCACTGGCCCACCAGTCGAAGCTCGAGCGGGCCGAGCCGCCCACCGTGTGGTGCAGGACGATGGCGTTCTTCTTCTGGGCCCGGCTGTAATACTGGCCGTGCGGGAGTCGAAGCGAGCGGTCGATGGCGAGCGTCATGGCGTCCCCTTCGTCGCCCGTCGTGCCCGCTCACGGTCGCGGATGACCACCCGATGCCTGGCGCGCGACTTGGCCGCTAGTTCGTTGACGCGGTCGCGGTTGGCGTCTTGCCACGCGCGCGTGCGGGCCGTCGCGCAGGCGTGATGCATGAACCCGCGGGGCTCGCCATCCGGTCGGTAGCCGACATTCCGCATCGTCGCCGGGTCGGAGTACGTCTTGCAGACCTTGCACAGCCGCCAGCCGGCGTGTCCGCACGCCTTCAGCGCATCAGCACGGCGGTGGATGAGGCGGTGGTACGCCTGGTCCTGGCAGAGCACGAGGTTGCGCGGTCGGTTGTCGGAGCGGTCCTCGTTGACGTGGTGGACCACGGCACCCTTCGGAATCGGCCGGCCGCCACGCGCGGTGACCACGACGGCTACGTGCTCGCGCACCAACCCTTTGCCGGTGGCGTTGGGGTGGCCGGGGATTACGAGCGTGCGATAGTCGGTGGTCACGACTGCGCCTCGTCGCCGTTGGCCTTCTTCCGATTCAGGAACGCCACCACGACGTTGACCGCATCCTTGGCCAGGGCGATGAGCGTGACCAGTGGCAGGACCACGAACTCGAAGGACATCATGACCGCGCCCAGCACTACGGCGACCGTCACGATGGTCTGCGAGTGGGCGACTTCCGCCGCCTTGAGCAGCGGCCCGCCCTTGAGGCCCGCGACCAGCAGCGCCGCGCCAGCGAGCGTGCGCCCGATCTTCTTGGTGCGCTTCTCGGCCGGGATGGCCCGGATGCGCTGAGTGACCAATCCGACATGCGTCTTTCCCGGGTCGCTCACTTCTCCTCCACCTTGCGCTCGATGTGTTCGATCCGATTGATCGCCACCGGGATGCCCTTGGTGTTCTCCTTCACCGCCTCCAGCAGGTCCCCGATGCGGTCGAGCTTCGACCCGATCCCGTTGCCGTTCCCGTTCCCGTTCTTGTGCGCGTGAAAATGCTTGGCCAGCCATCCGATCAGGGCGCCCGTAGGGACTGCCGCTGCAATGACTTCCCCGGTCGTCATGTACCTGGTCCCCCTGCGGGTACTTGCTGGTGGCGCATGTGAACCCTATCGTGCGGCATGAAACGATACCGGACGATCCTGTGGTTACTCATAGGGGTAGCCGCCTGTGGCGGAACCACCGAGCCAGCGACCTGCACGCTGGTCGCCAGCGAGCAGCGCAACGGCTACACCTGGGAGTCGTGGCAATGCCCGGCCGGCGTGGAGCCACCCTGCGCCCCGGGCCATGTGTGCCCGCCGCCCATCGTCGTGCGCTAGCATCACAGTTCCTCCACCAGCGCAAAGGGCACGTCGCGCCGGTGATAGTTCCGCGCTTCCAGCGGGCTGAGTGCCTGAAGGCGACACAGGAAGCTTTGCCGGTGCAGGTTGGTCGAGTCGTCCGGGTCCAGCACCACGAACAACTGCTTCGTGGTCCCCAGCTTGGCCTGCATCTCGAAGGCGTTCGCCAGTGCCTCATCGTGCGAGATGTCCCCGAACGTGAGGCCCGCGCTCCGACGCACCGCCCGGTCGCGGTGGATCATCGCCCCGCCGTCCGACTCCTCGGATACCGATGAGGTATCCCAACCCTGCCGCATCCCGACGTTCATGTGGTAGGTCGGCTCCCATGCGCCACAGATGGCCAGCCGGCCGAGCTGCACGTAGCCGTCGGCGTTGCTGGTGTCCGCGATTTCTTCGCGCCAGTAGCGGCCCGTGGCGGCGGTGCTCAGCACATGCAGGAAGGTCTTGGTGTGGTTCTCGTACTCTTCGGCGTCGATGCCCGTGGGCCAGGCATCCACCACGCCAGAGTCGTAGAGCACCGGCTGGGTGGTGAGGTCCCACGCCAATGCTTCGTAGGCGGTCACGGTGCCGGTACTGGCCGCAGAGGTTCCGGCCGGGTAGAGATAGAAGCCGTTCGTGTTAGCGGCGGTGACGCCATCCACGAGCACCAGCGCGGCGTAGAAGCCGGTCGCAATCAACTGCGGGGTGTACAGCGTCCCCGAACCCGCCGTGGTTGTGAGCGTCGGCACGCCGCCGCTCCACGTGGCGCGAATGCGGTGAAGCCACGCCAGCGCCGTTTCGTCGAAGATGCCGAACTCGGTGACCGCCGCCGTGCCCGCCTTGAGCGTGATGCCGATGGCCTTGACGCCGTCGCCAGTAAAGGCCACCACGTCGTGAATGACCTCCACCACCGCGCCGTCATCGTCGTTCACCAGCACGGCCCGTGTGCCACCGAACGGGTCGGCCTGCCCCGCCGTGAGGACGGGAGTACCCGAAGGCGTCCACGCCTCCAACGCATTGTCCTCGTAGATCGGCACCGCGCCCATCAGCCGGCCCCGCACCTTGGCCGCGCTTGACAGGTTGTGCTTCACCCCTGCGACCACGCGCACCGCGCGCGCCACGCCCAGGTCAGCCTTGATGATCGTACTGGTCAGGTCGTCGTTGCTCGACCGGGCGACCTTGGCCAGTTCCCGGTTCTGGAGATTCGACAACGGCAGGGCGGTAAGCCACGAACCCCCGCTCAGAACAGGTGAGTAGGTCACGCCCACGTCGGAGTAGAGCGGCCAACCGAACAGGGTCCGGCTCACGCGGCTCTCCGATTGCCCTTGCGGCGATTGAGTTCCTTCGTGATGACCCGCAAGTTCCATGGCACATGGAGACCGCGGGCATCGCGACCGAGAAGGGGCTCAATGTGGTCCACCTCGTGCGGCACCCCAGTGGCCTCTGTTAGCCGAACGGCTTCCGCGTAGATGGCGTTGATAGCCTTATGGTCAACCCACGGCGGGGTAGCCTTGAGCAGCGCAGCGCGGCGGCGGGAAGCGGCCGAACGAGAAATGACAGCGCGACGTTCGCGGTGCTCCTTGTTCCATGCGGCCGCGCGCAGGCTGTCCTTGCGACGCTGCTCTATCGTTGGAGGGTGTTGAATCCTGGCGTCGGCGCGCTGTTGCCGCACGCGCTCGGGGTTCGCCGCACACCACGCCCGCTTGGCGGCAAGGTAGCGTTCGCCGTTCGCTTTCCGCCAAGCGCGGACGCCTTGCTTGTGTAGGTCGCCGTGGCGCGCATAGTAGCGCCGTCGGTACTCGGCGTTCCGATGCGGATGCCGAGCCTCAAACTCGTGACGGTTGATGGCCTCACATTCGACACAGTGCGAGTTGCTGGTGCGCCGCTCGCTCACATGGCCACGGAGACACGGGTGCCCGGTGAAGTACCGTGGCAGCCCGTCGCGCAAGGCTTCGGATCTACTGCGAGTGATGGTCACGCCGCTCTCCGTTGCCACACTTTCACGTAGTCGATTTGCAGCGTGCCTACAGTTGTGGCCGCACTTTCTTTTCCCACCCTCACCACGGGTTGCAGGGCCAGCGCATCGACCGTGGTCATGTTGAACGTGGTGCCCGAGGCCACCCGCGCCCCGTCGAGATAGAACCGCACGTCCTCGAAGTCCTCACACTCGATCCGGCCCACGCACCACTGGTCTGCGATGAGTGTCACGCCCGTCGCCACCTGGCTGGTTTCGTTGCTGGTGTCGTCCGTTTCGACGGTGATGGCGCCCGACCCGTCGGCCCGGAACCAGATGCTTTCCGCCACCGTGTTGACCGCCGCGTTATGGTCTCCGCACAGGCCCAGCACCGCGACCACCGAGCCGGTGGGCAGGACGGTGAACCGGAAGCGGAACTCGATGGCCAGGTACTGATTCAGCACCAGCGGCCGGTGGTCGGCCCAGTCGATGCCGGCCAGTTGCGCTTCGTTCGCGTTGGTCAACGTCAGCGCGATGACGCCTCGCGCGCCGTCTGCCACGATGGCCTCGGTCGCCGCGTTGGTGTCCCGCGCCGTCCACGGCGCGATGATGCCCGCGTCGTCCAGGAACTCTTCGACGTAGTTGACCGGCGCGAGGAGTTGCAGGGTTTCGCCGGTATCGTCGTCCCGATACCCCAGCATGTCCGCGTACCAGAAGGGCAGAATGTTCATGTCAGCGCCACGCAGTCAGGGTGATTTTGCCGGCCCGGGCATCGGGTTCCGTGCCGATGACCCGGCACAGCTCGCCGCTGGAGAGCCCGTAGCGCGAGTGCGTCAGGTCGATCACGTCCAGTAATTCGAGGGCTTCGGTGTCCTCGTTGAGGTCCACCTTGAAGCGGAACGTGTCGCGCCGCGTGCCCCGCAACGCTTGGCGCCTGGTGGCTTCGCCCTGCGCTTCGGCTTCGGTGGCGAGCAGCGAGTCCTCCACGGTCTGGAGCGCGAGCGGGTGCGCTTCGAGCACGTCGGCGTCCTCGGCCAGTGCCTCACGCCACGGCTTCGCCAGTTGCCCGCGCCGTGCATCACTGACCCCGCCCGCCACGTCCGTGGGCTGCACGGCGTAGAACCGTCCCCAGCGCACGATGGAGCGGTGCGAGGGCAAGCCTCGCCCATCCGCCGGCGGGACGCGCAGCAGGCCGATGACCTGATCCTCGGAGAGGGACAGCACGGCGCTGCCCGAGGGGGCGGCGAGTTGCTTGATGCGCTGCACGCTGGTACGGTCAGGCCCCCAGAACGCGCCGGCCGACATGGCGACCTGATCCACGGCCGTGGCGACCGTCATTTCGGAATCGGTCCAGAAGCCGCACTCCCCGTCGATGGCCGTATCCAGGTCATCGAGGTCGTCCTCGTCCCACTGGCCCAGCAATCCCCCGGTGACCCACGAACGGTTCAGCAGGGCGCGGAAGAGCGCGGCCGGTGTGCGGTCGGTTGCGGATGCACCCTGGGTGACGTCGGCGGTGATGAGGCCGTCCGGCGAGGAGCCGAGGCGGAGGTGGCCGCCGGCGGCCCAGTACCCGAAGGAGCCGGGCGGCGGCGCGAGATCGTCATTCAGCAGGTCCGCTTCGTCAGCGTACTGGATGGGCGCCGGAGAAGCGGCGATCCCGCCATCCGGTGAGAAGGTGTGCTCTCCAACGAACCACCAGCGGCCATCGAACACGATCTGCGCGAACCCGCCGGCGTAGTTCGTCGGCGGGGTGTCGGTAACCCAGACGTAGCCGTCCCGGGAGATCAGGTTGAGACTGGAACTGCCGCAGGCCCAGAACCCATCGGAGTAGTACAGGTCGAACACGTTTTCAGCGACCGTGGTCTTGATGCGCTGAACCCACGTCGTGCCGTCCTCGGAGGACCAGACCGTCGCCACGGAGCCATCCAGCCCCGCGAGCACCCACATGCCGAGCGAGTAGTAGATCGCCTGTAGCGCCCCGCTGGCCGTTGCGCTCAGGTTGACGGGGGTCGCCAACGTGAACGACACGCCGGCGTCAGTGCTGCGATACACAACCCCGATCCCGCCAGTCTCCCCCACGACGATGATGTCGGTCTCGTCCGTGGCCGAGTCCCAGAGGTCGTCGCCCGTGGCGAGCCCGGCATCGGTCCATGTGATGCCGTCAGGCGACATGGCGACCTTGCCGGTTCTGGTCATAATGCAGAAACGGTCCACGCCTTCGAGCCACCGCGCCGACGTGATGAAGTTGTCAGCCGTCGTCCATGATCCCGGCGCGGTGCGCGTCGTCCATGTTGCACCGAAATCCGCCGAGGTTGCGATGGCCGGGGCGGCGGCCACGCCGTTGCGCTGCGAGCCCACCGCGAGGAACACGCCTGCGCCGAATGCGAGGCTTTCGATGTAGTGGTTGGCGAACAGTGCTGGGGTCACCTTCGACCAGGTGTCGCCGTCGCCGTGCAGAATCCACCCCTCGTAGCCGAGGCTGAAATCGCCCCCACCGGCGACGATGTGCCCCGCGCCGTCCTCTGCCACGCCGCGACCAGAGAAGTCGCCGTGTCCGTGCGTCACCGCCGCGAGATCGTAGGGCGTGATCCCCAGCGCGATGCCGCGATCATAGACGGCATCGACATCCTCTATCGCCCCGTCGTTCACCTGGTAGATCAGCTTCGCGGTGTTCACGCAGGGCGCCGGCACGTTCTTCACGGTGCCCAGGCACACCGGCTTCGGCTTGCCCTGCAGATCGTCCCCGGTGCCTTCCAGTCCATCGGGCAGCACGTTGTCGCCGGCGTACTTGTTCGGCTGCAGTGGTACGTCGAGATCCACCGACGCATCCCGCAGCCAGATGCGGACGGTGTCCTGCTCGAACTCCACGTTGACCATGGTCCCGGTCAGCCGTTCCTCGAACGTCGAGTAGGCCGCCGTGTGCTCGCCCACCTTGATGGCGAAGCCCCGGCCGTCGAAGCCGTAGTCCAGCAGGGCGTCGAGTTCGCCGTCGCCGTTCATCAGCTCCAGTTCCCCGAGGCCGCTGCGCGAGCGCCCGAACGAGGCACCTTCGCGGAAAGCGTGGCGCCCCAGCAGGACGGGTTGCCGGAGCCGGGCCGCGTAGTACGCATTGGCTGGGGCATCCGAAGGCGTAGTCGTGCGCCCGTGCGTCGAGTACCGCAGCACCGTGGTGCTGGCGGTGTCGGAATCCCACACGGTGAGTTCGACCAGGTATTCGCGCATCAGTTCGTCATGGCGATGATGGCGGTATGCAGCCGACGCAGTTCGGCCTGCTGCTCGTCACTCTTGGCGATCAGCGCGTTGAAGCCCGCCTGGAGCACTTCAACCTCGGCGCTGGACTGCCCGGGCTTCTTGATGATGATGGGCCCGGGGTTGCCGGCGTTCGGGTTGCCCGGATCGACCGGGTGCCCGCCCGGCGAGCCCGGTCCCCCGCCTGTGGCCCACCGGCTGGTCTCGTAGGCGATTTTCTTGAGTTCCTCGAGCATCTGTTCCTGGATCGACTTCTGATCCTGGAACAGCTTGGTCACCGCCTCGGTCTCGTTCTGCACGCGCAGGAAGTCCTGCACGTAGCCACGACCCGAAGCATTGACTGAGCGGGAGGCCGTCAGGAATGCCTGTGCCGCCCCGGGCAACCGGCCTGCCGCGTTCTGGTCGCCACCCATCGCCGCGGCGACAGTGGACTCGTACTGCCGGCGTGCCTCGGCCAGTTGCTGCATGGGCGAGAGGATCGTGAGCTGGGGATTGAGGGAGAGCCCGCCCCGGAAGGCTTGAAGATTCTCGATGGTGCGCGACAGCCCCTCGATGCGACTGACGGCCTTCTCGATGGCGTCGGCCATCTCGCGCGCGGCGGCCGCGGCGCGCGCCTGCTGCATGGCTTGCGCTTCCAGTGCTTCGATTTCCCGCAGCCGGTCCTGGAACGCCTGCTGTGTGTTACCGAAGGGCTCGGTGCCCCACGTCGCGTCACGGACTGCCCGCGCCTGCTCACGCAGACGGTCGAACTCGTCCGTGATGCGGCGCAGTTCCTGCTGGAGCGCCGAGGGCCCGGACAGCGCGAACCGCATGTCCTCCAGTGCATCGTTGAATTGCCGGATGGCTTCAGTCCGCCGGCGCTCGGCCTCGCTGGAACCGAAAAGGGCCTCGGTCAGCGAGCCGATGACGGGCAGGGCGAACTGCGCCGCCGCGCTGAGTCCGCCGATGGCAGAGATCAGGCCAATCATGCCGCCCAGTGACCCGCCGCCGCTGATGAACCCGGCGACCGCCTGCCCGGAGAGCCCGCCCCCGCCACTCGCCGTCTGGGGCCCGATGGCTTCCTTGGTGAGGTCCGCCTCGTTCAGGGCGGCGTTGTAGCGTTTCTGGGCGAGTTCGGCCGCCGCGGTGGCCGCCGAGGTGCGCCGCAACGCCTCGGCATGGGCGGTCTGTGCCGCGATGGTCCGGTCCAGCACACTGGTGGCGCTTTCGATGGTCGGGATGACCGTCAACTGCTCGCGGGATTCCTCGCGCAGACGGGCGACCCGCTCTGCTATCCTCGCCGCGGCTTCGCGTTCCGCGCGCCCGAGCGCCTCCAACTGCCTTCGGGACTGGTTGAGCAGTGTGGCCTCATCAGCAGACAGGCCCTGCGCCCCCATGCGCCCCCATGGATTCAATGGGGTGCGAGGGGCGATCTCGACTTCCTGTCGTCCTTTGATTTCCAGCCCTGATACAATCCCGCGCAGCCGCCCTTCTGAGTAATCCGCCAGGGACCGGACTTTATTCTCGGTTTCTTCCGCCTCGTTCCCCAGTGTCAGGATGAGGGTCGTCAGTAGTCCGATGCCTGCGAGCGCCGCGCCAACGCCCCCGGTCGCCGGACCCAGCGCCACCAGCGCACCAGAAAGCCCCTGCACGGAGACACGGCCTGCGTTCAACGCCACCGCGGCGGCGCTGGCGCCCGAGGCCAGTCGCGTAAATTGCCGCGTGGTCATCGCCGTGTTGGTGTTGAGCGTGGCGGTGGCGGTGTTCGCGGTCGAGAACGACCGCTCGATGTCGCGGGCGACCGTGGCGCCCTGCTGGCCCAGCCCGGCGAGGTCGCGCTTGGCCTGCTCCAGCAGTTTCAGCCGGACGGGGATGTCCAGTTCCGCGATGTCGATGGCCACGGCTTACGCTTTCTCCTCGGGAAACCGGATCGCCACGTCCAGCATCAGGAGCGCCTGCACCTCGTGGGGCTGGAGCCGCCAGTCGTGCAGCCGGTTGGCCGCGTCGATCTGCACATGGGTGATCGCCGCCAGCCCGTACTGGCCCGCCTCGCGCGCCCCATCCAGCGCCTGGAACCGTGCCCACAACTGCGTCAGCACCTCGGGAAACGGCGGGCCTTCCAGCGCCGCCCTGGCCTTCTCGCTGCCGTTGTTCGCCGCCTCCTCCAGGTGGGCCCGGAGTGACGTGCCGCCCTTTTCTTCGGCCGGTTTCCTTAGTCGCCCGACGTGGCGGGCGTAGGCGATGAGGTCCCCGAGCCGTTCGAGAAAAAACGTTCGTGATCCCGCATCGCGGCCGACAACTGCTCGAGGATGAACGGCGCCTTCGTCAGCAGTGTGATGGCGTTGGGCTTGGAGAACGCGAGGTCCCGGCCGCCCAGCCGGATGCCTTCCCAGTCCAGGATGCAGGCGGCCACCAACTGGATTTCTTCGCGTTCCTTTTCCTCGGTAGAGGCTTTCCCGATCTTGCGCTGGCGGATCAGCCGATTGGTCAGGGCGTCCCATTCCCGGCGATAGGTTGCCGAGTAGGTGCCCACGATTGTGACCTTGGCTGCTTCCTCGCCGGAACGCGGGTCGATGATCGCCACGACCACGCCCTCGTCCTCGGCCTTCGTGATTTCCGCCGCCGCTTCGATGTCGAAGCCCATACCGTACTCCTTGGGGTTAGAGGGCCGCTGCCGTGCTGGCGATCTTCATCATGGTGGCGGCGCGATCCGAGCCGCCCTCGTCCTTGCCGAACGCGAAGCTCACCGGCACGACCTTGGGGCCGACGCCGCCGCCCGGCGAGGGGTGGCTGGTCAGGATGGCGTCCCCGATGTAGAAGGCCATGCCGTCCTTCGGGTTGCTTTCCGGCTCGACCATGTGGAACACGATTTCCTGGGCTGTCTCGGCGTCGAACGCCGTGAGGTGGTCCAGGTCGGTGATGAGCGTGCTGAACGACCCGCGGCCCACCGCATTGGCGAGGAACACGTCCGGGCTGTTCGGCGCCAGCACATCAGGCACCTGGCCCAACAGATCGAGCGAGATTTCGAAGGCGGTGAGGTCCGTGTAGACCGTGCCGCCCACGGCGATCATGCCGTCCGAGGGCACCAGCGACTTGCCGGTGTACTCGGTGGGCGTGGTGAACACCGGCGAGGCGCCGACCGCCTGCGGGTCGCCGTCCAGGCCCATGAAGCCGAACACCACCGACACCGGGGCGTTGGGCGACTTGCGGATGTTCACGCTGCACACCTTCACGTCCGTGAACCGCTCCGAGAGGTCGATGTCCTGGTTGTAGATCTCGAACGTGAAGTACCGCTCGGTGGGCGGGTCGCCCTGCGTGAGCTTCTTGGCGATGGTCATGTCGCAGGCGTTGTCCGCGCCCTGGGCCGTGAGCGGCGTGCCGTAGACGGTGATGATGGTCGCGGTCACCGTCTTGGCCACGAACCAGGTGTCGTTGTTCGCGGCCGTGCTCATGTTGTCCAGCTGGAACAGGTCGCCCCGGTCCAGGACGCCGAGCAGTGTCGTGGTCCCGACCTGGGTGATCTGGCTGGTGCTGTCCACCGTCAGGCTGGTCAGGCCGGCGCCGTTGTTGTAGGTGCGGGTCGCCTCCGCAGTCTCGGCGCTGGCCCGGAACAGGGCCCGGAACAGTTCGTCCAGCTCCCCGACGCTCAGTTCGCACTCGATGGTGCCGACGACCTTGCGCGAGCCCAGCCGGGGCCGGTTGGACTGGCCGTCGCTGCGGCTGACGTTGGACACGATCAGTGCGCGTTCGACGTTGAAGCTCACCGTGACGTGGCGCAGCGCCTTCGCGCCGGCGCCCGATGACGGGGTGCCCAGGGCCGACTGCACCTCGTAGGCGAGCACCATGTTCTGCAGCGTTTGATAGGCCATGGGATTACCTCATGCGTTCGTGACCAGCGCCCACCAGGGGACACTGACCGTGAAAGCCGACCAGCCGGCTTGTGCCGGCACGTAGCCGGAGACCGAGGGCGTCAACTCGCCGCGGATGCGTACCGTGTCCCCGCCCGTCACCGCGAGCGTGGACTCGGGGAGAAACAGCTCGAGCAGCGCGTCGGCCCAGCGACGTCCGGCTGCCAGACCCGGGCCCTGCACCACGTAGACCCGCAGGATGTAGAGTCCGCGCAGTTCCATCTGGCCCGACGCGGCGGGAAACGTCCGCAGTCGTCCCGGCTGCTGGATGAACTCCTCCTCGACGGCCCAGCGGTCGGCTATCAGCGTCACGCGCTGATTGTCCCAGCCGCGCAGCGAGGGCAGGCCGCAGGTCAGCGAGCGGGAGGCACCAGAGGATTCCGGGGTCACGCTGCCACGCACCACCAGCGTCCCGGCCGCCACCGACTGGATCACGCGGGGCGTGTTGGTCGTGAAGCCCGCCGGCAGGATCTCCATGCCGGCCACGAAGCCGTCCGTCACGAATGAGCCCGACGCGCGCGTGTAGCCCGTCGCCGTGGCGACGAGCGTAGCCGAGCCGGTGGTCGCCACCGACAACGTCAGGGCGCGGGCCCGCAGAGCGATCTGCAGGTCGGTCAGGTTCACGCACTCCTCACCTCTCGCACTGTCGCCTCAACCAGCTTGTCGGCCGCGTTCACGGTGAGCTTCACGGAGTGCGCCCCGCCGCCCGAGCGGAATTGCAGCGGCGTTCCCGCGCGGACACCGGCTTCGATCACACGGGCAGCCGGATCGTCCGAGAACACATGACCCTCGTTGCCTTCGACGGTGGATTGCCACGACCTCTTGAGGTCACCGAGGTCTACGGGTTGGCCCGGCGAGCCCGTGACGGGGTCGCCGTCGCGCACGGACACGAGGATTTTGTCCACGGTGCCGGCGAGCACCTTTCGGGCCTCGTCGTCCACCTTGCGGGCGAAGATGTTGACCTTGGTCTCGAAGTCGCTCACGAGGTCACATTCCTGGTGATAAACCGCTCGGCCAGCGCGATATGGATTTCCCGGTGCATCCCATCGGGGTCGATGACGCCCACGATCTCGAACTCGCGGCCCGTCTGGACCCACACGGCGCGATGCGCCGGCGAGAGGGTCAGCGCCGTGGCGTCGTAGGCGAGCACCAGGCCGAGATGGAAAAAACCGTGCCGCGCGCGCAGGGCGGCGAAGGCGTTATCGGATTCCGGAAGTGCTGCGGCCCAGCGCGTGCAGACTTCGCTGGACCAGTCCTCGGTATGCACGCCGGTGGTGGTGTCGGTGGTGCCGGCATCTTCGTAGAACCGGAACCGCTGGGAGCGCGGCTGCATCGCGTCCTACTTGGCCCGGCGGCGGGGCTTCAGTTCTTCGGTGGGTGGTGCTTCCTCGACGGTGCCGGGCGGCGCGACAGCAGGCGCGCCGGCAGGCGCGGCGAACTCGGCCAGGGCGGCATCCACCTTGGCGATCTCGGTGATGAGATCGCCGCGGCGGGCGAGAAGCTGCTCCTGGATGGTCATTACTCGATTGTGATCTGCTCTTCGTACCAGCCCGCACCGCTGCAGAACGTCTGGCCGGTGAGCGAGCTGACGACGTGCAGACAGAGCGAGGAGCTGGGCGGCACGATCAGCCGGCCCTCGACCTCCGCGCAGATGACGCCATGCGGCACGACGCCGCCGGCGCCCTTGGTGAAGCCGTTGCCCCAGGGGAACCAGCCGGAGTCCACGACCGTGGTGCCCACGGCGTTGATGACGGCTCCGCTGTACGCCTTGCCCGAGTTCCCGCGCACCACGAGCGAGGCTGTGGACGGTGCCGCCTTGGCGGCCGTCACCTGGGCCCACAGCGTGAACGACTCGATCACGTTGGTCGAGACGAGGTTGTGCGAGAACACCCGGTCGATGATGAGCGACTTGGCGCTGTAGCCGTTCCAGAGTTCCAGCGCCGCGGTGGTCGAGGGCCGCACCACAAGGCCCGCGACGGCCGAGGTGGCGATGACCTGGAACCCGCCGCCGCGCCGCGTGCTTTCGGTGTAGGGCGGGAGCCCGCCGGCAACGAGTTGCTCCGCGAGCTGGTTGAGGGCGATGCTCCCCTGGGCCACGATGGCCCCGTTGCGGATAGCGCCCTGGATGGTCTCAGCCATGGTCGTGGCTCCTGTCGTTCAGAGATGCGATCACGCGGACACGACCGTCGCGCCCTCGTCCAGCGGCACGTAGTACAGCGTCCACTTCGTCGCGCCCGTATTGGTCGCGGCGGTTTCCATGCGAATGACGCCCGTGTTGACGATGAAACCCGCGCGCCCGATGCCGCTCATGGCGGCCCCGGCATTCGCGCCCACCAAGGCGGTGCCGTCACCTTCGACCAGATACAGACACCCGGCCTCGTCGGCGGTGATGTCGAGGTTCGAGGCGAGATCCACCGCGGTGCCCACCGTCGGGGCCGCGGTGACCTTGGTGTTGCACGCCTGCGTCTCGATGATCGTGGTGACTTCACCGAACAGCAGCGTCACCAGCACCCGGCCGCCGGCGATGGTGAACAGGTCCTGGGTGGTCGAGGCCGGCAGGGTTGCCGATGCCTTGTCCACCCGGAACCCCAGGTTGATGGCGGAATACGCCTGGGGCTCAACTGTCGTGGGATTGACCATGCCCATGGCGATTCCCCTTAGCTGACGTAGTCGGCGGTGAGGCCGGCGTACTCGTGGACCGGCTCGGCTTCGATGAACGTCAGCGCGCCCTCATCCGTCGAGGTCACGAGGTTCACCAACACGCCGATGTGCGTGGCCGTGGCCAGCACCTCGCGGACCTGTTCGACGTTGCACTCGAGCACGAGGAAGTCGCCCACGGCGTTGGGGTTGCTGCCGATGGCGTGCGCCGCCACTTCCGTGGCGCCCGCGCCGGCCGCCGAGGTCGCGGCCATGATCTTGAACGCCGTGGCGCCCCCGGTGCCGACCGTGGTCATGTAGATCGCGGCCCAGCGGCGGAATCCCGAGATCGGCAGGAACGGCGCCGTGGGTGAGCCGGGGGAGCCCGCAGCGGGCTCGGCCAGGTCCACGTAGGCGTCGTTGCCCGTATCGGGGTCGTTCTCTCGCATCCGAATCCGCGCGTTGGCGAACAGATGCATTGCGCTTGTGGTCGAAGCCATGGTCAGGTCTCCTTACGCCCGAGTCGCGAGCGTGACGAACGGCGACAGGGTGGAGCTGGACTGGTTCGGGGTCAGGGCGGTCCTCCACCACGGGGCGCCGGCGTTGCGCAGCCAGAACTTGAACGCGCGCTCGTGGTTGACGAACCGGACGTGCATGGACTCGGCCGACTGCAGCGGCTGGTAGAGCCCGTCGAGGTACTGCGAGAAGTTGGCGAGGATGAGATCGCCCACCGTGCCCAGGGTCGCGGCGAACTCGGTGTAGTAGACCGGCCGCCCGAGCAGCATGTCGGGGAACCCGATCTGCGCCGAGGGCTGGTAGACCAGCGTCCCGCCCGTGCCCACCGGGACCGCGAGCACCGACAGCTGCGGGCGGCAGTCGTGGTTGGCGAGCCAGATCGCGCTGCCGAAACCCCAGCAACGCGCGGCCATCTTGATGACGTTGTTGTAGTTGATCGTCGCGGCAGCCTGGCCGTTTTCCTTGCTGATCGACACCGTGCAGGCTGCGCCGATGACGCCCTGGTACTGGTCGCCACCCGCGCCCCGGATCTTCTCGTTCAGCATGTGGGCCGGGAACTGGGTCTCGAAGCCACGCTGCACGAGCGCCACCACGGTCTGCGGCGAGTCGGCCAGCAGCTCCTCGGTGGTGTAGTTGAAGCCGAACAGGCTGGCGGCCTTGAGGGTGATGAGTTCCATCTGGCCGCGGCTCGCGGCGGCGGCGGCGGCTTCGGCGCGCCGGGCGACGGTGAACCCGCCGGAAACGCTGGAGGTGTGGTTCTTGTCGGTGCGGGCCTCGATCTCCACCGCGGTGGTCTGCATCGGGATCGACTGCGTCAGGCCGGCCGTGGGGTCTCCCTCGAAACCGATCTGCAGCATCCCGGGGATGCGCGAGGTGGTGATGCCGAAGCCGCCGTAGCGGTCATCGTACTCGCCCTGCTCGTCGGAGCCCACGGTCGCGCGCAGCGAGCGAGGGGTGTACGCCTCGGGCATCAGGAACGCCATCTCGCCGCCGGCGGCCTTGTCGTCCTTGTCGAACACAGCCAGCGGACGCAGCCGCTCGTCGGTCACATCGTCGCGGGACCGGGCGAAGCGATTGCCCATGACGGACGTGAAGAACTCGCGCGTGTGATTGAAGCCGCGGGCCTTGTCGTCCTCGGCGCGGTTCTTCCCGCCGCGGATGACGGCCAGCTTGGCCTCGCCGTTGGCCGGGGTGGAGGCCACGGCCGGCACGGACGCCTCGTAGGCTTCCTGTTCGGCCATCGCGTCCACCTTGTTCTTCAGGGTGGCGTCGGCGGTCAGCAGCGCCTGGTAGTCGGCGTCGGCCTTGGGGTCCCAGCCATCGACCTCGGACTTCTGGGCGAGATAGGCGTCGATCTTCTTGCGGTGATCGGCGCGCTGGGCAACCAGTTTCTCGGATCGCTTCATTGAACGCCCCCATGCGGGAGCGGGTGAGGACACTGCGAAGGAGGAAGGGAAGGAGGGGCGGGACTTAGCCGTGAAAAAGGGGCGAGGACCGCGCCGAAGCCAATGCTCCGTTCGCTATGTCCTCGCCCGCTATCGCGTGACGAGTGACGAAAAATCGGTTTTGACTTCTTGCGCTAGGTCATCCGGGTCCTTGGGCTATCGCCTCAATGATCCCGATGCCGTGCGCTACTGCACGGAAATGTGCAACTACTTGCACTCGCTGTCAAGCGTCAACCGCTCCCGCTCCACCATCGCCCGGCTGCCGCGGGGTTTCCGGGCCGCCTTCTTGGCCAGCGCGGCGAGCGCGTCCTCGAACGTGCCGATCCTGTCCACCAGCTTCGCTTCGAGGGCGTCCTTGGCCGACAGCAGTCGGCCCTCGCCGTAGCCCGCGCGCACGTTGGCCGGGGTATCGCCACGGTGCCGGGCCACGTCCTTGGTGAACCACTGGCCGGCGGTGTTCACCGATGCCTGGAGGCGTTCCTTCGCCTCCTCGCTCAGTGGTTCCCATGGGGCGCCCTCGAGCTTGTACTTGCCATAGCTGATGGGTGTGACTTTCACCCCGTCCTGCTCGAGCGACTTGCTCCAGTCCTCGTGGACCGTGTAGACGCCGATGGACCCAGCCTCGCCGGAGGGCGTGACCCAGACCTCGTCGGCTGCCGACGCGATCCAGTAGGCCGCCGAGGCGGCGAGGCCGTTGGCGATGGCCCAGACGGGCTTGGTGCCGCGCGCGGCGAAGATCTTGGCCGCGACTTCCGGCGTCCCGCCCACGGTGCCCCCGGGCGAGTCCACGTCGAGCAGCACGGCGTCGATGTCCGGCCGCGCGATGGCGGCGTCGAACATCTCCCCGATCTCGGTCGTGGAGACCCCGAGACTCTGGGCGTGCTGGGCCACCACGCCGTACATCGGGATGACGGCGATCCGGGGAGGGGCGGTTTGTGCCTTGCGTTCCTCGGCCTGCGGAATCCCCAGCTCGGCGTGCAGCGCGGGCCCGCGGAAGGTTTCGCCGGCCAGTTTCCGGCGGGCGATGCCCACCAGCAGCCGGCCCATGACGGGTTCGATGGCCAGCGGCTCACTCAGGGCGCGGACCAGACGGGCAATGCTCATGCGGCCTCCTGACGCCGCATGGCTGCCGCGGCACGGAATGTCTCGTCCAGCACCTGGAACACCTCGGCCTTGCGCTGCTCGAGCCAGCCATCCGGCACGCCTTCGACGCTCAGCGCCTCGACCATCGTGCGCTCCACTCTGGCGGCCGACTCGGAAACTGCGAACGCAGGGAACCCATAGGACTCAGCGAGCGGCGTGAGCACTCGCACGGTTGAGGCTTTTTGATCCGCCGCAAACTTGTGGACCCATGCGACGAACTTCAGCCCATCCGCCTTTGCCTTGTCGGCCCGGTTGGCCACGGCCGACACGTCACCGTGTGCGATGCGCGAGGCGGCATCAGACAGCAGTGGCGCGGGGATGGCGCGCGCCTGCTCGTCCTCGTCGTCGGCCGGCGGCGCGCCCGGCCGTTCATTGGCTGCGGTGCCGGGGAGCTGCTGCTGGAACTCGTCGCCGCCGGGGACGGGATTCCGGTTGCGGATGATGCGCCACTCGTTGCGCGACAGGGCGCCGTGCTCCAGCTCGGTGGCCAGCGCGTCCACGGTGGTCTGGATGTCGCCGCGCAGCAGGCCGTCCAGCAGGAACTCGAAGAAGAACTCCTCCTGCTCTTCGGGCAGCAGCAGGTCGCGGTCCAGCGCCTGTTCCCAGCGCACCAGCCAGGGGCGGATGGTGAAGTCCACGAAGCCCTGCTTCTGCTGCTCGATGCCGGTGCCCCAGCTCGTGGACTTCTCCTCCAGCCCGATCATGAAGCCGGGCACGCGCCAGAACCGGGCGATGTCGGCCACCTGAAACTTTCTGGGGTCCACCAGAAAGCCACTGTCCTGCTGGCCGCCCAGTTCGGTGGCTTCCAGGCCATGCGACAGGAGCATGGCCTTCGAGCGGTTCTGGAAGCCGGCGTAGTTCTCCTGGATCATGGCCCGCACATCGGCCCGCTTCTCGGGCGTCAGTGGCGTGGTGGCTTTGACCAGCAGTCGCCCGGTGGCGTCGTTCTTGAAGAACCCGCCGACGAACCCTTCCGCTGCGCCGGCCACGGCGATGGCCTCCCGGGCGAGCGTAGCCCTTGCCATGCCCACCAGTCCATCCGCGCTGGTGTCGCGCACGATCAGGCACTCGTCCTGTCCCAGCGAACGTTCCCGCCCCTTGGGCGGCCGGTGGATGACGCGCACGCGGTGGTTGGGCAGCTGCTCGAGCGTGACCTCGTCGGGGTGCAGCGGGATCAGGTCGATCCGTCCCCGGCTTTCCTGAATCTCGCTCACGAACGTGCCGCGCAGGCCCAGGTGACCCTGGCCGTAGCCGTAGAAGTCCATGGCGGTCATCCACGGATTCGGCTGGGAGCGCACGGTGCGGTAGAGCCGGTGGTCGGTCGCCCGTTCCTTCCCGCCATTCGCCAGCCGGCGGTAGAGGATGCAGGGCAGCGAGGCCACGGTTTCGAGGATCAGGCTGTTGCAGGCGAACACGGCCGAGACCCGTTGCGCGGTTGACGGGCTCACGGCGAACCCGGCGGCCGTGGGCCCGCTGATCGGGCCGTACCAACGGTCATCGAGCGGGTGCCACGACACGTTGCTGTGCAGTCCCCCGCGTTCCACGCGATCCATCAGGCCCATGGGTTACGCCTTTCCCGCGAGGAGTCGCGCCAGCACCGGAGCCAGCCAGGCGTGCAGGGCCAGCACCGCGCCCACGGCATCCCAGCGTCCTGGGGCGATGGCGAACAGCACGAGGCCGCCGTAGAACTGGAGGTCCCGCAGCGTGAGGTCCAGCGCGGTCCACCGCTCGAGGAGCCAGCCACCGAGGCGCCTCATACGGATTCCACCCAGACATCTTCGGCCGGCTGCATGAACAGGGCGCCCTTGAAGGCCAGAATCAAGGCCACGGCCGGGTCGATCTTGTTTTCCGGGCGATCCTTGCGCGGGAAAATGTTTTCGTTGGCGTCGGGTTTCACGGTCACATTCGACACCGCCCACGTCAGCACCGGGTCACCTGTGTGGTGGAAGCGACCGGAGGCCACCGCCGCCTCAAGATCCTTCATGGGCGGGGACAGGTGGTTGGTCTGCTGGGGCACCTCGATCACCAGTCCCTCCTCAACCCCTTCGCGCTTGAGTGCGTCCGTCACGGCGCGGCAGTTCCACGGGTCGGCCATGAAGGAGGCGAACTGGTGGGCGCGGGCATCGTTGAGCACGTCCCGTGTCAGGATGTCGTAGTCCACATCGTCGCCCTCTGTGGCCGTGAGATGCTGCTCGTGGGCCCATGCCTGGTAATGGCTGTTCTCGGGCTCATCGACCGCCTTGCGCGGAACATAGTGCCGGCCGAAGGCATAAAAGTGCGGCTCGCCCTCCACGGTGCGGCGGAACACACGCCCCACGCTCGTCAGGTCCAGGCGGCTGGCAAGGTCGGCCCCGAAGGCCACCGGCTCCCCGACGAACTGCACGGGATCGAGGCCGGTGTCGGCACACTTGTTCCACCACTCCATGTTCATCCACGGCGACCTGGCCGAGTTCCAGATATTCAGGTGCTTGTTCTTGAAGATGTTCTGCTTGCGCGCGTCGTTGACCGCGGCGCGCTGCTGCTCGCGCAGGTACTCGCCGGAGACCGATACGTCGAAGTTCGGGTTGGCTTTCCGCAGCGCGTCCTCCGAAGTCCAGTCATCCCCTTCGTCAATCGTGTAGATGATGGCAAACAGTCGCGAATCCTCGTCGCCCTGCAGCATCTTGATAGCCCGGTCGCGCATCCCGTAGCAGGCGCCGCCGATGTCCGCACCGGCCGTGGTGATGACGTCGATGAGCGGGTGCTCGCGGGCGCCCATGCCCGTTTCCATCGTGTCGTAGAGCGTGGCGTCGGGGTGCTCATGGTACTCGTCCACGATGGCGCAGGACGGCGAAGCGCCGTCGCCCGGCTTGCCGATGACGGGCTCGAACCGCCCCCCCGTCGCCAGAATGGTCAGGCTCTTGGCGTTCACCTCGACGCCGTAGTGCTCGAGGAACTCGGGTGTGCGCTCGGCCATCTGCTTCGCCGGCCGGAACACTTCCCATGCCTGTTTTTCCGAGGTGGCGCCGCTGTAGACCTCGGCGCCTATTTCGCCATCGGCCACGAGCAGGTAGAGGCCGTCAATCGCGGCGTCGGTGCTCTTGGCGTTCTTGCGGGCCACTTCCTCGTAGGACACCCTGAAACGCCTGAGCCCGGTCGCCTTCTCGACCCAGCCGAACTTCATCGACCGGCGAAAACACTGGTGCGGCTCCAGCGTGATCCGCGCCGACACCCCGGCCACCGGAACGGCCCATTTGCCCTTCACATGGGGCAGCAGCTCAGCAAACTGACAGGCTTTCTCGGCCTTCGCGGCGTCGAACGTGAACGGATACGCCTTGCCCTTCGACTTCACGACGTCATTCAGGTGCCGCTGGCAGGCCAACCGGACCCACTTGCACGCCAGAATCTTCCCCGCCACCACCCCTTTGGCGTAAGAAATTGCCTTCTCGACGTGCGGGAACTGGCCCTTGCTCATGCTCCCAAGGCTCCAAAGGCGTTCGCCGGCTTCGCTTTCGCGCCGGGTACTTTGATCTTCGACCGACTGCCAGCCAGGCCGCCCAGCTCCGACAGGTAGCCGCGGAACACCGACCAGTCCGACGCCTTGCCGCCATCGCGCCACAGCGCGGCGTACTGCTTCGCCGCGGCCCACAGCGCCGCCCGGTCGGCCCTGGTCAGCCAGGGCATGTCGCCGGCCAGCTCGATCCAGCGCGCCAACTCTGACTCATCCAGCGACTCGGGTGGACCGCCCAGGGGCCGGTCGTCCTGCGGCTCGTTGGCCCGCTCAGCCAGCCGCTCCGGGTGCTTCCGGAAGGCGTTGCGTAGTTGCAGCACCTTCGTTGGAGTGCGTGGTCGGCCCATCTAATTCGACACCATGCGTACAGTATCACTCCCGCAATCTGCAAACTTTCGCAAATTGCGGTATTGGAGATATGAACATTTAGTCCCCCACAGAGTTGCCCCGCCCCCAAGTGCAAGTTTTTGCATACCCCCTATCTCCTTATACCATAAGGACTTACACCACAGCGCGCAGATGGTTGCACGCTTGCAGCTTGTTTTGCACTGTCTTTTGCAATCATGCATATTGCGGTGCTGTCGCTATGCTGTGCGTTTCCATATCCGCCCTCCGCTGTCGCTGCCTTGCGTGAGTTGCAGGGGCGACACGCGCCGCGCAGGTTCGACCGCTGGTTCGTGCCGCCGTCCTTCTGTGCCGTGATGTGGTCCACGCAAGTGCTTGGGGCCCTGTGGCATATGGTGCATACGGGCTGCTCGGCCAACACCCGGGCGCGAATCCGTGGCCAGTCGCCGCCGTAGCCTCTGGCTGTGCTGCTCACCTGTGGCCTGCGTGCAGCGGGGTGCCTGGCGCACCTGGTTGTCCCACCCAGCACCAGGGTGGTGCAGCCTGCGTGGGCACACGGCCGGCGTGGGCGCGTGGGCATCAGGCTGCTACCTCACTGCTCCATCGCCGCACCACGTCATGGGGGCTGGGCTGATAGGCCAACCACCACTGGCGGATGGCGTCCCGGGTCGCCGCCATCACGCTTCGTGGACGGCGGCTCGCCTGAAGGCGGCGCACGCACTCCTCATAGGGTACCACCAGCACCACGACTGACACGCCCTTGGTCAGGCGGAACATGTCTCGTTCTGAGCGCAGTGGAGCACCGCGGACGATGACCGTGTCGCTGTGCAACGACGCCCGGACGGCTTCCCGGAAGCGGTGATGCACCCGGCTCCTGATCGCTTGGTCGTTCGGCGCGCGGACGTGGAGCGGCATGCCGGACACCTCGGCATACATCTCATCCCAGTCGAGGTATGGTAGGCCCGTGCCCTGGGCATATGTCGTCTTGCCTGAGAGCGGCGGGCCGGCAACGATGGTGGCGGGCATCAGTCCAGGTCGTCCTCTCCCGGGCGATAGGGTGGCTCGTCCTTGGCCTGTAGCCATGCCAGGTCGGCCGGGCTCACCAGTCCGGGTGGTATGCCTGAACGCACGATGGTGAAGCCCAGCCGCTCGAGGGCCGCGCGCCACGCTTCGGGCGTCAGATCCGCATACGCTGCGTTGTCTCGCTGTTCCTGCTCGCTCATGTAGAGCACGCGGCCGGCCATGCATCACCTCACCATGGGGAGGGAGATGGCCGAACGGTGCGCTGTCCGGCCACCGTGCAAGGCACAGGGAAGGCGAGTGAGGCGGCGAGGGGCGAGGCGGGTCATGCGAACGCTCGGTCGTACTCGGTGACGTCGGTGAAGTTGACCAGCTTGGCCAGGATGCCAGCCTCCAGCTCCACCAGTGGCGTGGCGGTGCCGAACTGGATCAGTCCGGTACGGTTCTCCCACCACAGGCGGATCAGCTCGAGCATGGCCTGGCGGGGCTGCTGCAGGTCCTCGTGACCTCGTGCCGTGTAGCCGGCCACGTAGGTGATGGTCACCACGTAGACGCCATCCTGGGTGCGAATCGAGGGGAATGACTCGCCGTAGACCGGCACGATGGTCGGGGGCTGCGCGGCCGTGTCCACCTGATAGTCGCCGCTGCTCCAGGTCTGGCTGTCGCCGTTGGTGTCCAGGTAGGTGATGCTCGAGACCGAGGCGACTGGCCCTCTGGGCAGCGTGATGATGCCCGAGCAGGGCCAGTCCAAGAGCTTCAACCTTCGGGTCTGGGTGAGGCATGACTTCCCGCAGGCGTCCTCCACCTTCTGGCGCGCTTCGGCCAGCTTGGCGTCAAGCCAAGCGTCCTCGTCCTCGTGGTCGATCTGCAAATGGTCCCTGACCTCTTCGAGCGTCAGGGGCTCCATCGTGGGGTTCGTTGTGAGTTCCAGCGTCCAGGCTCTCACGCGATGATCCTCACGGACCAGTCACGCACATGGGTCGCGCCACCACTGGTCACCATGGTGCAGCGGGCCCGGTAGACCTGGCCCTTGGTGCCAGCCGAGAAGCTGTTGGATGCCGTGGTGCTCGAGAGTGAGTCAGATCCCGCAACGGCCAGGGGCGAGCTGTCTGTCGCGGCGGCATCGACCACGGTCCACGCCGGGGTGCCGTCTATCGTTTCGCCCGACGCCAGCACGTCGGCCCAGTCCACTGACAAGGGGATGGCCACCTCGCCGGCGCGCTTGGCCACGACTCGTTCTGTGCTCACAGCGAGGGCTCCAGCGCGTCACGACCGGCTGGGGTCAGGACGGCATCCCGGCCCGGATAGGCGATGCGGCGCGACGGGTCCACGCCGGCCACCCCGCCGAGGAAGAAGGCATAGCAGTCGCCCATGACGACCTGGCCACCGAAGTAGAAGAGCATCAGCTCTGCGTCCTGATCTTGATTTGCGTGGGCCGGCAACCCGAGGCCGTGTAGTTCAGCGCGATCTCGTCGGCGTTGAACTCGGTCTGTGTGTAGTTCACGTAGTACCAGCCGCCGCTCAGCTCGCTCACCGAACCGGCCACTGCGGCGAAGGCCCCGGTGTCCTTGCTGATGGTCGCCGTCACCGTCTTGCCTGTGGCCGCGGCGCCCGCCGTGGTCTGCATCGGGAACATGAAGCCCGTCACCGCAACGTTCTTCGGGTAGACCCGGTCTGCCGCGACCAGGATGGCGAGTTGCGCGGCGAGGTCGCCGGCCGTCTGCGCCGTACCAGCCACGTTGTCCACGCGGCTGTCCACCTTGTTGGCCGTGGTAAACGTGAGTTGGTCCGTCTTGGTCTTGATGGCCGCGACTTCCGTGTCCACCAGATCGTCCAGCGTGTCAAGCGTGGTCTGCGAGGCCCGCGAGCTGATCGTGGTGTCGATGCGGGCCAGCTCCGTCGCCAGTTCCGTCCGCACCGCTGTGCCGATCTCGCTCGCCGCACCGGCCGCCAGCTCCAGTGCCCCGAAGGCGTCGGTAGCAATCGCATCGGCATCAATGGCGTCTGCCGCGATGGCCGTCGCATCGATGGCCCCGGCCGCAAACTTGGCGCTGGTGATGGCGCCAGCGGCGATCTTGGCCGCCGTGATCGCATCCGAGGCAATGGCCCCGGCGTCGATGGCCCCGTCTGCGATGGCGTCTGCGTCGATGGCACCCGTGGCGATCTTGGCTGCCGTGATGGCGCCATCGGCAATAGCCGCCGCATCGATGGCCCCGGCCGCCAGGGAGTTGACGATGGTGGTTTGCACAATCGCGCCAGCCAGTGTGTTGATCTCGCCCGTGCCCGTGCCGTCCTTGATGGTCACCACCGGGTAACCCGCTGTGTGCGGCGAGGCGACGGCCGTGCCCGACCAGTGCGTGACGCTCACGGAGGGCGCCGTGGTCGGCGCGGGCACCGCGCCGAAGATCTTGTAGGTGATCGTCCCCGAGGGCGTGACGGTCCAGGTATCCACCACCACCGAGTCGCCGCTCAAGGCGTTGTCGGTGATCTGGCGGAACTGCCAGTAACCCTGCGTCGAGCCATGCACGCCGATGATGGTCCCGATCAGCACGTCGTCCGCGAATGCCGCGGCCGCGCGCAGCACGACGCCTGTCGCGCTGGCCGACTGCGCGGTGCCCTGATCCACGATGCCGAACCGCGGCACCGGCCCATCGGTATCATCGTAGGCCGCCTCGAGGTTGTCCGCTGCGACTGAGTCGCCCGAGATGTGCGAAGCGTTGACTTCGGGCCGGCCCGACGATGCCGTGGCGGCCGATCCGCCGAAGTGGGTCACATCCACTTCGGGAACACCGTTGACGGTCGGCGTGGCCGCGGCGGTGCCGAGCCACGCATCGACGTCCACCTTCGGTTTGCCCGCCACGGCTTCGGCAGCCACGATGCGGAACGTGGCCGCGATGAGATTGACAGTCTGACCGTCGATGGTGACCGCACTGACAATAACCCAGTAGAAGCTGCCGACCGCAAAAAAACTCGCGTCGGAGTTGTCCGCGAGATCAACACTGAAGCCGTGAATGCCGGTGGTGCCGTCAAAGTCGATGCCGTCCGTATCCAGCAGCGTGTAGCCGTTGTCGCTGGCGCGCTGGGTCACGGAGCCGTTCTTGTAGATCTCGATGTCCGTGACGGCGAGGCCGGTCAGGGTAATGGATGCGCCAGTCGAGCCCGAGTAGGACGCAAGGGGAATGTAGAGCGTGATGCCCGCAGGTACGTCACCCAGATGCATGGTCATCCGGCCAGCCTCCCGCCGACGAGTTTGCCGCCCGCCAGCCGACTGGAGTGCAGCGACCCCTGCAACGCCGTCCCGCCGCCGAAGCTGTCCATGGTCACGCTGGTGTGATTCGCGCCCAGGCCGATGGGCCCCGCGGCGGTGTACGTTGTGTCGGTTCGCGTGGCGAGACTGGTGCCGTTGCGGAACGCTTCGAACGTCGAGCCTATGATGCGAGCGCCGATCTGGTCGCCCAGCGTCAGGCTGATCGTTGCGTTGCTTCCCAGTTGCGTGAGCGTTCCGTTATCGAGCCGCCAGAACTGCAACAACTTGAGCGCGGCGTTGTAGAAGAACAGGGCCATGTAGCCGTCGGGTGTTGTCGTGCCGGCATCCGCAAGGCGCAGATACACCCGCGCGCTCTGGCTGTCATTGCTCGCCGTGAAGTTGCAGTGGGCTTCGGTGTCCGGGCCGAATGTTGCGTTCCAGTACATCGAGCTGCCGGCATCGGTCGCCGCCGCCGCCTGGTTGCTGATGAGCTGGAGGTCGCCATCATTGTCGGTGTCCACGTTGGCCGGCCAGTTCCCGCCCTCGCTCAGCGGGTTCTCGTCGCCGCCCGCGAACGTGGTGAGGACCGCCGTCGAGGGGAATCCCATCAGCGCACCTCGCTATCGAGCTGCGCCAACGTCTTGCACGGATACTCCGAGCCGTTGAGCGTCACGCGATCCCGCTGGCGGTCGTAGGTCGGCGCCTTGCGTGGCGTGGCGAGCAGCGCCGGAATCTCCGCGCGGGTCAACGGCCGGTGCCCTGCCGCTTCGATCAGTGCCATCGTCCCCGAGGACGCCGAGACTTTGACCACGGCCTGGTCCCCGGCGATCTCGCTTTCCGACCACGACCCGCCATCGGCATGGATGGCCGACGTGAAGTCGTTCATCGTGCAGACGCGGGCCGGAAAGTCGTAGCTCCGGTCACGGCGATAGGGCGAAAGAAAATAGGCGATCACCTACATCGCCGCCTTCGCCATGGCTTCGTCCACCGTCAGCCCGATCAGGTCGGCGTCCACCAACCCGCGATCCTT